AAGCTCCTATGCTTAATTGGTCATTATCAGATTACGGGGTTTTCCCTGCACCAAATCCAACCACCACTTTAAATTTACCTCATTATAGCAATACTTCACCACAAAAATTGGATTACACACCTTAACAAATTGGCCAAAATAATATATATTCATATTAGCATTGGTGTATATACTAATATTATCGGACCACTATCAAAGACTAACTGGCTAGCACTATAGATATCTTAATTAGGAGAAGAGATGAGCAATCCAAAAACTATATTTTTTGAAGGTTTCACTACAGATTTCACTACAGACTTTACTCAAGTAGGAGCAAACCTAGACCCAGAATACTGGATTAAACCATCCGGAGTCGGTAGCGTTGATCAGCATCCTAGATTAGATCCTGCTGGCTGGTCCGATGGCTCAACTGATACAAAGTTTAATATGTATAAACTTTCTCCTCATGATGGAACCGACACAACTGGTCATAACAGAGTATATACAGGACAAGGTGTTATTGCATTAACAGGGTTTCCTGTGTCTTTTGATGGTGTTACATCAACTGATGATGGTACACAAGTTAGAGGTATAGGAATAGGTTTTTACATAAATAAATTAGCTAGTGAGCCTAGTGGAATTAATAACGCGGATAGTCACGCTCAAAGATTGGTAAAGATTTATAATAGTAACTTTGATGCTTATAGTAGTGATTTTGCTAATGCTAGTGGTGTTATAGAGATTGATGTGATTCATTCTACAGGCGCTCCTTCAGGATATTCGAATACTATTTCAGTTAATGATTCTAGAAATTTAAGTCTTAGAGTTCGTACTCCAGATGCAGCAGGTACAGCCTGGAATGAAAAATATTTTGATACTAATGTGCTAGGATCTGTTTGGAATTACTTACAGCCTCATGATGATAATGATTATACAAGAACAGATCAAAGAATTATATCTACCTTCAATGAAGGGGATAGTTCTTTAGATATAGCAGCAAAAGCTGCTGGTACAGCAACATTTAATGGTGACGATTATTATAATGGGCTTTTTGTAGAAATATCTATTTTGCCTACTGGCACTACTGTTCATACTGACTATGAAATGCAAATTAGACTTAATGGTATGAATTTGTACGAGAGGGGCAAGACTCAAGATGATCAGACTTTTACTGGTTTAAATGCTAGGGTTTTCCATACTGGTGATACCAATGTATTTTTTGATAGAGTAGATTGGTATGGATCTAGAACAGGAATAGCAAACCATAATGACGTAGTTGATAATGATTTTACTTGGATTGATGATATTTACGTTGTAGCTAATACTGGTCTCAATAGTGTGACTCTTACTCATGCAGATAATTTCTTGGGTTCTAGTACCAAAGTGTTTGCTCTGTTCCCAGATAGTACAGGTATTAATCAGAGTGGATCTTGGAGACAATTTAGTTCTGATAGTGGATATAATAATATTAATGTTAATGGTAATGTCTTCACTTATCTACAAGATGATGATGGAGATAATAGCTATGTTTATGCAGAAAATAATGATAATGCTTTAATGTTTGACTTTGATAACATCACTATTGATGCCGCGTTAAATATTAATAATTACATTATTGGAGGAATTAAGATTACTAATTCTTCTAGAGCAGTCAGTACAGGAGTAAGTTTTCAAAATTGCTTTGCTCCTTCTGGCGATTTAGCAAGTCTAACAAGTGCTAGTTCGATTAGTGGTATTGGTGAGACATTTACTGTTAGTGGTACTGTTTATAGATATCAAAACCAGTATTTGATGGAGAACACACTGCATACTCCTGCCAAAAAATGGACACCTACAGAGATTAATGATGGTAACTTTGGTATTGTAAAGAGAAGCTAATATAGGAATATTAAGGATAACATATAATGTATGACGGAGTCTTTATTAACCCTCTATTTGACTACTCTAATCAAAGTCAAGTAGCAGGAAACGATATTCGTATACAGCATGATACAGGAGATACTCATGAGCATACTGATATCTTTTATGCTGGCAGCGGTTTTAGAGAGTTGTGCCAAGTAGGTGCTGATGAAGCTCCTTCTCCTCTTGTTAGTATTACTAAAAATTTTATTCAAAATGAAATAGGTCTTACTACAGCCGTAGAAGATACGGTGAATATAGAAGGATATATTATTGCTACTGGAGTTAGTACTGGTGCTGGGCCATCAGTATTTCTTAGTAAGGCTAGTGGTTTAGAAAATTATTTAGTAAGCAATCCTATAGCAACACTAGAAATTAAATGCGGTCCTGAAGGCAGCGAAAATGTTTTATATAAATTAGATTCTGCTAGAGCTACAGATTTAGTATTAAATAGATCCGACAACAATTGGACACAATACTTACAATATAATGTTACTTTCATAGGTGTTAATAGCGGTTTGATGTCTGGTGAGCACCAGTATCCTGTTAGAAATACAGTTGATAGTTGGAGTATCGAGCCTGTTAGTGATATAGTAAATTTCGAACAGATCACCATGAATGCTGTGATTAAAACGAAAGATGGGTCTGCTCCAAAAACTGTTAATGAATATAATTTTCCACGATTTAAAGTAAGTCATACAGTTGCAGCAAATGGAATTCGAAGCGCAGGAGAAGATTTAGTTACTAATTCTGGAGAAAAATCTTATAGACAAGCACTTGAAAATGCTAGTAAATGGGTAGAGGCTAGGTTAGATGCGGCAGAAAATCATGATGGAGACAGAAGTGTTGCTCCTAATTCGCATGGCGAAGATAATGAAGCTAATAGAAAATATGATTTCATTAGATCTGTTAACTATGATATGAATACTGCATTATATCAAGTTGTTGATACTTGGACTAGTATGCCTAGTGGTTCTATATTTTCAGAAGAGTATAGTATCGAAGTTAGTACTAATGAGAAATACCAAAAAACAATACGAGTAAACGGCACTATTCAAGGCTATACAGGTCCCAAGTCTCAGTATATTGTAAGTGGTGTTCCTTTATCTTTTCCTAGTGGTGCGGTTAAGTTGGATAAGCTCGGAGGTAGTGGAGTAGCAGCACTAACCGGAGACTTGTTTGTACCTCATACAGGTAACACAGATGGTTGGTCAGATATAGCTTCTGATGCTACTAGCAGATTTGATAACGCTAGTAGAGCTTGGCACGGATCAGGAACTAATGCTGGTGGTATTAAAAATTTATTATATTGGAGAGCTAGTACGGCTTTAAATTCATCTAGAGATGGTATCTATACTAAAGATTTTGTTCCAAGCGACTATAATAGATTTAGCACTACAAATAATCCTATTAACAGTAAAGAAAGTTTACTGAATCCTATTCCGATTAGTACTAGTGAAACATATGATCCTAAAAAAGGTTCTATAGGTTATAGTTATGAGTTTAATAACAAATTGTCTGCTATATCTGGTGCTCTTACAGAAAGTGTTACAATTAACGACACTGGCCCTACAGATGTACTGGCAGAAGTTTTTGTTTTAGGTAGAGAGTTAGGACCTGTATTACAGAACTTAGGAGCTAAAACCGCTACTACCAGAGATGTTAATATAGATTTAACGGTAATGCCTCCTACTGGATTTAACGGATATTTTATGTCTCAAGAAGCCTGTCCTTTATATAAATCAGGGAGTATTTATAGTCTTGTATCTGCAATGGTGTCGGGCTTAAGACCTTTTGGACCTAGGGATGCTAGCGTATTTCCTGGTGGAGACAGAACGCAACTAAACAGAGGACAAGCTTTTGTGAGAAGAGACGAAGAATCTTGGAATCCAGCAGAAGGAAGATATAGTCGTTCTATTTCGTGGACATATCAACAATGTAGTACAGTAAATTCATGGGATGATATATGAGCAATACTCCTCGCGCACCTAATTATTGCGCTACGACAGATAACAGGATGGACCAGAAAATAATTGCACAAACTATTTTCTTGGGTGCTAGCGTTATGGACTTTAATTGTAATTTAGGTTGGGGTACTCAGCCTAGTACTTTGACTGTAAATCTTGTAAATGATAATAGTGCTGGTATTGTAATAAATGATGCTAATAGTGTCGGAATAGGCTGCGAAGATTTACAGCATGATGAGAATGTCCAGGATGGTGCCTACCAGAATGAATATTATCATGCTAATAATACATCCACAGATGGTTTTGATATTTATAGAAATAAAGACAATAATACATGTACTATAAGGGATGCCACCGCCAGAGTAAAAGCTAAAGTTTATTACCGGACTACTTATCCGGACCAATCATCAGGAGACGATGAAGACTCTCCTCCTTGGACTAGAGACGAATCATCTTTACAGGTAGAACAGGATTGGTGGAACAAAAAAGATCCTGGATTTTTAGGAGATGCAAATAATATTAAATTTGATGGAACAGTACAACCTTTTACAGCGATAGCTGGTAAAGGATATGTTAGTCCGTTCGGTGCTGGCGACGGCCCCGACCCTTTGTTGTCTCCTGCTGCTGGAACTTATTTTAGTAGAGGATACAATATCACAAATTGTCCTGTATATTTTAAAATGTTAGATTTTTCATTTGGTGGTTTTATACAGTCTTGGAAGAAGAATAAATCTAATGGTGGAGATGTATATACTGTCGTTATTAATAGTTCTCAAAGTATTCTTAATACTTGTACTGTAATTTTAGATAAATATGGCGGTTCTTTGGCTGGAAGTTTAGACAGTTTCGATTGGTCTGCTCCAGGTAATTATGTTGGAGATTTACTAAAATACAATACTACCAATATTTCTTATGGTAATATACCAAATATTTTTAATGTTTATGGGTTTCTAGAGTCTTTTGGTCCTCAATTTTTCGGAAGTTCTTCTTATAAGGTGTCGGATGGATTTTTAGCTACTCAAATTATTGATGGGTTGAGAATATTAACTGGCGCAGACGACATTACTAAAAAAGCCCCAGGAGATAATCTTCATAGTGAGTTTGGTCCTAAAAATGCCTTTTCTCCTTTTGGTAGAATTTTAGCTCCTGTTGCTCATGATCCAATTACAGGCGAATATATTACAACTAATAAATGGGGACTAATTGCTCCGACCGATGGTAAATGGACCGGTAATAAGAGGTGTAATTTTAGATTAGACCTGTCGGAACTTGCTAATAGTATTGCTGGTAGTGACAAAAAAATTAAAGCAGATTCTATGTCTATTAGTGAGCTTATAGATCAAATTTGTGACGACCATGGATTGGATTGGACTACTAGTATGATTAATACTCCAGATGGTTGGGTTATAAAAATCATAGCTGTCACTAGAAGGTTTGCTCCTTTAGTAAATGGTGTTAAAAGCACTGTTAGTAAATTAGTGTGTGATGATTATCCTGTTGGGTCATTTTCGTATGGTAAAGAGACTAATGATGCTGCTAGCAGATCTTTGGTAATAGGGCCGAATCAACAAAGACTTTATCAAGCTAAGAGTACTAGACTTGCTTATACTCAAAGTTCTTATATTTTTTGCCCAGCAGGAGCTGACGGAGATGGATCGACTGAACCAGCACCTGCAACAGCTACAGACAATTGGCGGTTTATTGACTACTATCAACTAGGTAGAATATCACTACCTGATATTAGTTCTGTAGATTGCTTAACCGACACTGGAGCTAGAGAATCGGTTAATAGCACACTTTTTCATTATGGCAAAGTTAAATTTCCTGCGTTTTATTCAACAAGAAACCCCATATTAGATGAAAGAGTAACGTCTTTAAAAAATGACGAAGCAGTAAAAGGAGAAATAGAACTAAAGTTTAATGATAGAGATAGTAATTTTGAAGATAGCGAATTAGTACACGATCCCTTAACCCAAAATACACAAATTAGAAGCGGCAACTATAGACAATCTCAATTAATTACTCATGGAACTGATGCTAGATTTGCTTTAGATCCTTGTGGAGGAGATGACGATACGTTAAAAGTAGCAAATGCAGATATCAATAATATTGGAGAACAAACGTCTATAACCAACAGAAGATTTTTCCCATTATATAGAGATGTTGTGTGTCCATTTTTTGGATATTTGTTAGAAGATAGATATAAAATAGATGCCCAAAATGAAAATACAGATTTTAGAAGAATTAGACCGGTTTGGTATGATTTTTGGACAGGTCAAATATGTGTGTTGTTTCATAAGTCAGAATTGCCCAAGACCAGAATTGGATTAAAGGGTAGATATACCAGCTATACATTAAATCGTCAATCTAGTGTTAGCATGGTTTCTTCTGTTATAGATTTGGCTACAGCAGATCCTGAACAAACTGCCGCACCTGATGCAACTGCAACATCAACGCCCGAAGCGCCTCCAGATGATGAAGAAGAAGTAGCAACACCTTCATATGAAGCAGAGTGGTTCATAATTACAGAGTCTGAGTTTAGAAGCGCAATGGCTGGTAAGGATAGTTTTGCCTCATATACTTTAGGTAAAATATATAAAACAGACACATATGTTATGTTGCATAGCGCTTATGTGGAAAGATCTAAACAACACTTAATGGGTGAAGGATACACCGCTGAAAAGGCTCTTGAATTAGCTTTAAAGCAAAATGATTGGTCCTGGGGATATTTACAGGAGAATTTCTGTGGTCCAGAAGGAGCGCCTGGTGGTGATGAAGTAGGTAGTTCGACGGCTATGTACAAATTGCCTTCTGAAGCTAGAAAAGATTTGGATTTGGTATGTAATTTTATCAAGTCTGTTGGCCAAGAATTCTACGGTAGACAATATATGGTAATGGCTCCATATCTTCAAAGCAAGACACAAACAGAACCGTATAAATTTAATCTACAAACAGATTTAGGAGACATAAAAGTATTTAAAGGTGGAGGTGAAATTAGATATAATTATGAACCTTGCGCCAATGATAACGGAGCCTGGGAAGAGTATGGTAATCAGATTGATGATAATATCATTTGTGGAGATAACAATTGGGCTACTTTAACTAACGACAAGGGCCAAATTAATCCTATCTTAGGATATAATGCCACTCTTTCTTTTGATTATTTTAGATATCAGTTGGCTCAAAAAACAATACTCAATGCTAACAATGTTGGTGATCCGCTGGACCCTGATGCTATAAGTAGTGTAAATCCTTATTTTACTTATAGCGCTTGGGATGATGCAGAAGCTCTGGTTAACGTAGACGGAGTATCTAAAAATAAATACTATTTTGAAAATCTTCTTTTATCTGATCTTGCTCGTGATGCAGGTAATTTCGTTATTGTAGATTGTCTTAATAATGGGGTTTTAAGTAATGCTAAGTTTAGTGATCAGGGTGAATTTGAGAGCCCTGATACAATTGAAGGCTTAGATGCGTTTGGTAGAAATCACGGTGCCCTTAAAAGAAAACTATATAAAACTTGTAATGTTTCTCCTAAATTTAGTTTTCTTGATCCAGAAAAAATGCTTGATGCTCGAATGATTGTATCAACTGAGGCTTTAAGGTTAAATAATAGTAGTGAGCAATATCAAACAGATCCTTCCAACACAGTTTCTGCTACTATTGGTATGGAAGATGTTGCTATATACACTAGAGCAGGAGGCCGTAGAGCGAGCAGGCTAAGATTTTTATCTAGATTTTTTAGTCCTTATATAGACACATTCAACTCCCTACAGTCTATGACTGCTGTAAATGATAATAGTACAGGAAGAAACACAAAAATATCACCCAAATGCGCCCATCCTTTTTTTGCTGGCATACCAATTAAATCTAATACCTACTGCTACGGACCTTGGACAAATTATCCGGCTTTGTTGGATAGCACTGGGATATTTACTACTGGTAAAGAAACGGAGATTAGAAATCCAAATACAGACTTTAACGTATGTTACGACAGAGCTATTGATTTACCAACTAGTAATCAAAAACATTTATTAATAGACAATTTTATTACTGATACTAAATTTGAAATAAATTCTGATTTTGCGCCATGGAATTTTGCAGGAATGTCTGCGTTGGATGATGTTGCAACAAAGTATGTTAGCGGTAGCGTAAATTATCAAACAAATATAGAAGTAGGATCACTAGACATTGCGGGAATACCGTTATTTAATCTTGGTGGTTCTTTCAACGAGAATACAACTAATAAAGATCTTGTATACACAGAATTTGAAGATACTTATACTTTTAAAGATGTAAAAGAAGGATCTTTATTTAGTAATAATTTTCCTGAGCTTACTAATATTAATGAGTATATGGCTATAAATGATCCAGGTTATATCAGTGGTGATATTGTCTATAAAGTTCCAAGTATAGCTATCAAAGACAAAAACGGTAATAGACTTACAAGCCAATATTTTACTCAAGCGCCTATACTTACCAATATCATGACCAGTATGGGTCAAAATGGTATTAGTACCAAATATTCTTTCAGGACTTATACTAGAAAACTTTCTTTATTCGACAGGCAGGATATAGAAAGAAGCAAAAAGATGGCTCAACAAAATATGCTGAGAAAGAAAGAAATAGGTGAGTTACAACAAACAATTAATAACAATCAATTTGCAGATAACGAGGCTATCAAAAGAGCTCAGAATTTTAATAACACAGATGATTCTGCGGTTCCTACGTTTGGAACAAGTCCAGTAACCACTATAGTTTGTAACGCTGTAAAAACTTTACCTAAATTTAGTGGACTTGATGAAAGTGGTGCGGTGACATCTACTTTCAGTTCTCCAAGCCGGTTAACTGGAAGTGATGTTGACGACAGAATTGTGAGACTTGCTCACACAAATGATCCGGGAGGTTCTGGGCATTTAGCAGGAGGATTTACTCAGCAAACATCATTGAGTCAGATACCATTTTTACATTTAGAACATAGAGTAGATACTCATAGTAAAATTTATCCAGATAGCGAATTGGGTGATGCTTTAAAGGATAGTTGGGGAGGTTCTTCCATAATGAGTTTAGATGGAATATTTTCTCCAATATCTTTTTATCCTACTCATACCAAAAGTACATATAGTATATCTAAATATAATGAGAATTCATGTCCTATTTGTCATGGAAATAAAAAAATAGTTAGAACATATAAAAAATATAAATCATCAGCGAACACCAGCTCAGAATACAGCAGCGTACACTACTATTGTGATAGTTGTGTAAAACCTTATGAAAAATTAAATGCACAAGCATATGGGTCTACAACTACAACATCAGAAGATGGAAAGCTATGGCCTCCATATGTTATAACAACAGGCAACGGCTTGGAAGAGCTAAGAAAATTCAACGCATTCATGTATCAAAAAATACAAAGAAAGAATAAAACAGATAGATTAGGATTATCTTTAAATATACCGATCAACATTACTACATTACAGCCTATAGTAATGCCACAACACGAATTCAAAAACGCAAATGCTCAAAATTATTCAGGAGCACATCCCGATAATGCTCATCCAGCACTAAAAATAGCTGAAAAGGATAGAAGTTTTGTAGACAAAGGAAGAAATAGTATTTCTATAGTTGGTCGAGGATCTATATATAAAGATATTATGGGGGCGGGATTTAATGCTTCTAATAATATATCTCAACCAGGAGGCAAAAGTAGTGTCGACGCTGGTATAAGAAATTATGATTATGATTATTTAGATAGTAGATTTATAGACAGATTTTCTGGAACACATTATGGCAAATTAAAAGACCAAAAGCCTGAACAAAATATGAGATTTGTAGGAATAAGAGGTCCTATGATGTTGCATGGTTGGGGCTATGATAGCGAGGGATATCCAGTACCCAATGCTTGCGATGAACCTTTTGATATTGATCAGTATGGTAGACCTAAAAGATTTAAAAGAGTTAGGAGTGTAAATAGCACTTCAAGTTTTTATAAAAACCTAAGCATAGGAGAGCCTTTTGTGACGCAGGAAAACGGAGGTGTATCTGTAGAAACAGCAAAATTACAAAACATAAAACTACAAAACGATACAGAGATTTCTAGAGGAGGTCTGCAAGAAGATATTACGCAAAATACAGAGGTGTGGAAGGTAACCTATTACGACGACATGTCTGACTCAGGAGGTTATCATGCAGGGACTACTGATGACCCTGAAGGCTATTGTGGTTCTATAATTAGTAAAACACAAAAATACATAAATAGTACTTGGACCAAAAAGATTAAGTTAAAACAATTTTATCTTAATTGGGCAGAACGTCCTGACTTATGGCCGGTTGGTCCGGTAGATTTGAGATGGGATGCCGATCGTCAAGTTTGGGCTCAGCCTTCTCCTAAAGTATACAAAGATGTTTATATTACATTAGAAGAAGACATGGTGAAAGACCCAGATTTAGATGAAACATTTGCAGCAAGAGGTTTCTATGATGATGTTAGTTATTCCAATAATGCTTTAGCAGATAATTTAAGAAAACTGGTTTATGTTAAAGATAGGGCAGGATACACTGCTCCTAGAGGAGCTAAACTTTATTGTAGATATGACACTGATACAGGCTATTATGAGCCCATAGCTAAACAACAATTTATTGTTTATGGAACCATAGCTTCTGGTACAACCACAGCAACAATTAAAATGAGTTATGTACAAGGAAAAAAGAGAGGAGATACTTCTCCCACAATGTCTGTGTCTTTTAAAAATCCTTTAGGTTTCTCTACTACATCAGCAGGAGTAGGTATGTTTTCTTATATTGACGGATATTGGACACTTATATCAATTTCGTAAGGAATTAAATAGATGTATGGATCAAATCAAGATTCTGGATGTAGCATATACAATAAATCTTTCTTAAACGATCTTCAGACATATCGCGTAGAATATGAAAATTTGAGTTCAAATAAAATTCAGATTATATATGACGACGGTATGGATCCAACAGTTGATGTAAGTTCTAAAACATTCGATATAGAGATCAACATGTCTGGATTGAATACTATTATTTCCGAGACAGAAGATCTTTATGATGATAGTTCCGAACAAAGACATGTCACAGGTATGTGGTATCCTGCTTTTATTACTGTAGACCAAAGCGATCAAAATAAAAAAGGCATTATTGATAAAATAGATTTTAAAGAACCTTCTTTGGGTATTAATAGTTTTATAAAATTTGTTGGTAAATTTAATTCTTGGACAACTAAAGACACAAACGGTAGTGAAGTAGACCGAAACATGGAATCTGATTGGAGGCTTACAAATAAATACAATAATTTTATGCCTCAGCACGGTATTTTATGTTGGTATAAGAAAAGCATGCCAACAGGTTTAGTGTTTAGAGATATGCCAATAGGTTCTATTTTTTATCCTTACGGACAGCCTGATACAGGATTAGCAATCGCATCAGGACATTTTTATCAGAAAACAGATCATAGAACAGCTAAAGATTTAGGAGTAGATAGGTCACAAATAGACGGCACAAATATTACATTTACAGAAGATCAAGAACTTATTAATTTTTTAGGACATATTAGAGGGTCTGGAGATAATAATTTTCCTTACCAAGTTAAAGGACAAAGTTCTATTGAAGCAGACTTTGCTCACAGAGGTTGGAATCTTCCAAGCTTTTTTGACAATAATGTAGACTCTATATATATACCTGATGGAGAAGCCTTTGCTTTTTATGATAATCAAGTAGACAGAGACAGAACACAGCTAAGATCTTTGCCTAGTTTTTCTTACCTGTCACCATCTTTGCATAATATTTATCGTGAAGTTTTTCATGCTTTGTATCCATATGATAGAGAAGATGTTAAAGAGGCAGAGGCAACAGCTGTTGATATTATCAAAGACGCATATAACATTACTTATGGTTATGGTCAAATGACAGAACGTGAGGCTAGAGCTTTTAATCTTTTATGTAATTTTTTAAGCACAGCTCCTCAAATAGATAGAGTTACTATTAATAGTTATAGCGATGTTTATAATAAAATCTATCCACTTATCTGGAGTTTTATACATGAAGGAGCCATTCTTTCAGGCGCTTCTGATCAATTTAGTGCTATAGCAAAACTTATTCGTAAGATTATCAACATAGCTAGTGATAGTCAATATGTAAAAATTAATAATACATCTCCTGAAAGTGCTGTAGACAATCCCATCTCTTTATTTCATAGAATAACAAGTAAATATGCTCCAGAATTAACACTACAGCCTAATGAGGATACTAATTTAGTATATGTGGATACTATTGAAGGTAGTCTTATACATTATACTTTTAGTAATATAGCTAGTACATATTATGATCCAGAAACTAACGATATTGATAATACATTATATAATAATTACGAAATCAGCCTTAGCTCTGTAGATTCAAGTAAATTTCTATCTTACTCTACAGATTTTACTAGCTCAGGAACCGAAGCTCAGATACTCGGAGCCGAAGGAGATAGATCTACTAATAAAACCTTATATTATGCTGACGCAGGAATACCTGCTAAATATGACACTGTATTATATTTAGGTAGTGGCTATCTACATACGGGTGTGTCTATTCCAGAAAATTTGCGAAATTACAGTGAAGGATCAAGTTATTCAACCAGTTATGACGATACCACTTTTAAAGATCCAATAGGTCCAGACTTTGATACTCAATATAGTTGGAAAATTAAAAAAGGCCCTTATGGTCTTAGGTTTCATAATCTAGATAGTGTTAGCGTGTTCGGTACTCCATTTAGGTTTGGAACTTATAATAACAGTAATGATGCTGAGCCTGGCTTTGCTATGTATGCATCAGGATGTCAAACAGAAAGGAACTGGGTCGATAGTTTGCCCGGATTCCCCGAAGGAGGATATCTTTCCAGTTGTGCAGGTAATGAGGATTTATCAACATGGGAGATTGAGTGTACAAGAAACGTAGGAGCTTTTAGTCAAGTAGACAGAGTGATATTTACTACTCATTATAATTATCTACTTGATGCTGATTTGTCTAATAATTATCAGGGAGATGATGGAATTATACAATTTCGCAAAATAAATTGTGGAATAGCTAATAGTATCGGTTTTGATAAAGCTGGAATAGTGTGGCTAATAGATACTCCTCATTTTATTAATATAGGAGATATAAGTTTTAACGACGGAGGTAATAGTGAGTGCTTGCGAGCCAAAGACGTAAAACTTTTTATAGATGCTAGTGGTCAAAACGATCAATTATTTAAACAGGCAGTGGTTAAAGATTTAAACTTACAGTTAACTTATAAACCAGGAAATACAACAGTTGGATTATATTCGCTAAATATTTCTCATCTTAGAAGTTACTGTTATCCTAATTGTGCGTCAACTTATGAAGAAAAAGTATTTAGAAAAAAACCACTGTGGCTAACAGATCCAGATGACTTGGATGTTCTTTATACTAGGGGACATAATTTAACTAGAGGAGATATTATTGCGTATGAAGTAGATGAAAATGGTTCTACGACATCAAATAGTACAGAATTTACTTGGCATAATGATTCAGATAAAGTTGCTGTTGATGTGCCAGTTTATCCGTATGGAGATTATAACAACAGGTCAGCAATTCTTGGAAATACCATGATACCTGATCATATTCCTGGTGGAGCAGCATTTTTTTTAGATAAAAGAAATCCTGTTTTAGACCCTACGGGTATTTTTTGTTATAGAGAAAACTTACCCATAACAGGAAATGAAATACTTTTAGATAAAGGTCTATTTTTGCCAAATTTAGGCTTTGTTTATCCTGAACATTATGCTTTTATAGATAATAGATCTTATGCTTTAGAAGATCGAACAGAAAAATACAGAACTCATATTTTTGACGGCAGAGGTTTTTATGATTTGCGACCTAATGCTACATATTATTCCTCAAGTCTAGCTGGTCCAAGCGGCGAAAAAGCGTATCTTAATACTATAAAAAGTAGTATTTATATAAATCCAGAAAAATATGTAGATGCAAGGACTTTTGGAGGAGGAGACAACAGGCGCAAGGCAGATTTGTATGGCTATAAAGAAGGTAGTTGGCCCCCAGCCAAAGATGCATCTATGTATTTAAGAGGCAACTCTACATCTTCTGGTTATGACGAAGAACTATCTACAGGAGAACTTGAAGAGAGTTACGATCTTTATGAATCAGAATCTTTGGAAAAGCTAATCAAAAATATTGAAGTAAATTTAAATTTCCTTAACTATCAGAATCCACAAAATTTAAGATTTATACTAGAAATGTATCATGGAGAAGAAGAGACACCATATCAAAATACATATAGTATGATAGATCAAGGGACGGTAGAATCCACACCTGCTATGCAAAAATATATAACAGACCTAGAGAAAATACATGCTTTTGGCAAGATATGTTTGCTTAATTTAGAATCTATTAAAAACTATCAACCTAATTATGTGTTAAGGTTTTCAGATTTTTACAATAAATACACTATGGGACAGACTAGAGAAAAATATAATAGTGAAGCCTCCATTGGGATGGAAATGCCACATCAGTCTACTAGTTCTAATTTACTAGATCATAACAACGAAGAAAAGCTGCCTCCCACGCTGTGTGCTAGCAGTCGACTGGGAGACACTTGGGCAGGTTCAGAAGGTGCTGATGGAGGCTATCCATATATTAGTCTAGAAGGTCTAGATAACAGTTATCTTGTTATGATTAATGCTATTAAAAATAATAGTAAGCTAAACAGCAAATTTTCTTTAAGTAAATTTAGAGGTAAAAAATTAGGCAGCTTAAAAGCTAAACTAAGAGTAGATGTTCTGAATCCATTTGATTATAGAACTACTATTATGGATAATCTACTATCTAATGATATTTTATCTAATTTAAAAAGCACCGATAAAAGAACAACATCTAATACTATAAATAATAGTTTATGTAACTGGGAGTTGATTGTACATGTTGATGATGAGCCTGATTATCATAGAAAAGACACTCTAGGCAAAATAGATTACAAAAAAAGAGATTATGTGCAAAACAGTCTCGGTCCTTTTAATTACATATTTAAACCAAATAAGAAAATAGTCCCTAGTATTAACATTAATGCCCCATATAAATATATAACAGGTGTTTCTGATTGTTCGTACTATGATGCTTTAAACGACTTACTAGGAGATACTCTTGCAGATTTAGTGGGATTTCCAAACTTACTTAGTTATTTGTTGCTTGTTGCTAGTTTTTTTGGAGTGACAACTGGATTAGGTGCTATGAATGGTCTTATAACTTTGAGCACTTTTTATGGTAATGGAGGCATTAACGACCCAATTGTTGGATATTTCATTAGACAAGCCATTGCACAAAGAGTAGCTGATTTAAATAGACAGTATTATCGTCCTGTATATAGAAATTTTAGTTTTGGCAAATCTGATACTGTAGTTGTTGGATTAAGCAATAATAAATCGGCTTGGTATGTAAGTGAAGTTCCTATATTTAGTTACAATAATACTCCTGCAGGAAAAACAGAAGAGTTAATATATGTTAAATTACATAAACACAGTGTATTTTCAGGACTTGGTTCTTTTTATTATAAAAAACTTTCATACCCATCTGATCTAGATATAATTAACTGCAACTATATTATAGATGAAGAAGTCACTACTCTGGCAGGCACACCAGAGGTAACAGTAACAATCAAATCAGATACACACCCAGACGAACAGAATAAAACAGTTCAACTAAAAGCTGGAGATGTAGTTAAATTAACCAAACAATCGGATGTAACATATAATGGTTATTGGTTGGTACGACCAGATAGCTGGGTGTCATTTTTATCTAATTCTGATGGATCTGAGATTTTTAAAATTAATCATAAAATAGGACACACTTCTTTTGATAACGACACAAGTTCTGAGGGACAAGCATTCAATACTTTGTCCTACTCAAGTAATCCAAATATTGAAGTTACAATAAACTCTGAGCCAGATTATGATGCAGAATCCGAAGCAATAAATCCCATAATAAGAACCACAACTATAAAAAACACATCATATTATACTCAAAATAATATTAGTATAACGAACAACATTCCAACTGGAGCGGAATTACAAGATGTTGGGGATGCCCAGACAGCAAGTAATACATCATCCAGAGATTTTCTTAATAATAATACATGGATAGTTGAAACCTTAGCTCCTTCAGCTACTGAATGGTTAAGACTGCGTTTACAAGAGATAGCACCTGCTGAGGAGGAGGACGACTCAGCTGGAGATGGTGGAGCACCTCCACCTCCACCTCCACCAGGTCTTCCTGAGGAGGAAAGTAGTACATCGGATATTACTACTAAGCACATTATTATTGATGGTTATAGAGGATACTACTTTTTTGATATTGGTCAAACAGTTTTAGACGGGTCTAATACAGAAGCCGTAATTACTAATAAATCTTTAATAGCTACAAATGCTGGTTATAAAACCATACTTAGCTTTGAAGAGCCTGTTTATCCCGAAGGTCGTTTAGGTTTGCCCGCTACGAGCTGTAATAGTATTTTAGTGTTTAATCCTACATATAACACTTCAGACAATAAATCTGATTGGACATCAAATATTGATAACATATATAAGTGGCCTATGGAAGAGCACAAACAAGGACTAAGAACTAATAATTACAATAGTTACAGTACTGCTACTGCTGAAGGTTCTATTGGCTATGGAACAGATGTAGTTAGACCCGGAAAATTAGATACAGAACAAAAGATAAATGAATCATTTTCTTTATACGAACAAGCTAATAATAGTGTTAATGATTACTATAAATATTTTAATTTTAATTTAAATAATGGGACATATTTTACTTTTAATCAATCAGATTCGTTAGGAGACAAGCTAAGAGCATATCGTTATAGTATTGAAGACATAGGACTTTATAGTACCGATGTAGTATCTAAAGAATTCTCTTTATTAGAAAGAACTGCTTATGATGCTAATACAACACCAGATCCTAAAAATTATGATGAGTTTAAATCTGTTGATATAAATAATACATATCAGCCGATTTATTTAGCTCTTGAACAATTAGCGCAGCAAGATTTTATAGAGATTAAAACCAACAAACTTTTCAATCAAGAAGACATAAACATAGCAGATACTGGGACAATTACTATCGATGCTGACCTTAATTTCAATAATAAGGTTGTGAGATTTGATTCAGATAATTATTCTCGGATGATTGATTTTTATGATGAAATTACTGGTACTGGGGATTATATCTACAACAATATAACAGAAGCTATGGATGGGAATAACATCAGAGCGTTAAATGCTTTTTATAATACTCTTTCTGCAGATCCTATCAAATGTTATAGTAGTAATGACTATAATTTTGAAGACTGTCCTGCGATGAATGTTAAACAAAGAATTGTTGCAAAAAAGAAAGAAGCAGATGATATTTTTCATGCCTCTGGTATAGCTACTACTAGCACAACAGTTGCTGCTCATATATCCGGACTTGCATTATTTGCTAATGGCGGTATTGAAATTAAGTATAATGACACAGATCTTTATTGGATACATATAGATCCAGAAAACGGCTGTTTTGTTAGTAATGAAATGAGTGTAAAAATACCTGTGTCTACAGAACTTCAAGTTCTGCCTATCAATCGATCTGTTCAAGGTACTGTTTTGATTGAAGATAGTCAAATGAGTCCGCTTGATAATAATTTCAGCAATTATGCTATTCCAGATAAAGACACGGGACAAGTTAAGCTAACTGATCGTAACGGCGGGAACTATCTTATAGAATATACAGATACCAAACAACAAGAAATTAAAAATGCTTGGTTGCAAGTTGATCCTACGTTAAATTTTAGTAATATGGTAGACATATCTATTGGTAGTACATCTACTAGTCAAGTAGATATAAACAAAATGATGTTTGGATATGGGGAGAGTTTTAATGATACTTTATTTGCTTGGGAAGATTTTTATGAACGTCCTGCTGCTTTAGGGTCAACATATATTGATTATCAACTAAAAGAAGTAATAGATTTTGGCAAGCCTGTATATATGAAATTTAGAGTAATGCCTCCTAGAAAACTAAAATCTCATGATCAAAGATTTAAAAGATATTTACCAACTAGTGATGGAGGATTAGGAACAAGTGTAATACCCCCTAGTACAAATTATGATTTAGCTGCAGATTTTTATTGTTGGAGATGCGTAGATCATGATGGTGAATATGTAGATACTCCACCTTTCTATCAAATGATGAACGAAATGATTTTTAGAGGATTTTTTGGTAGTAATGATAAAATTGAACAAACAAATAAGACAATATTGACATCGCAAGAACCTTGGGAATGGATACCTTATGACTTTAAACCTGTTCAGAGTTCAGCAGAAGCGATCGAGGGTAATAGCCGGGGATACGTTGTTGAGATTTGTAATGCGAACGCAATTACTGATGACAATTTAGACATTGTATGGAATGGATCAACAGTATTTTCTAGTGCTAATATGGTAGTTGATCCTGATGGTAGTGTTTATCCTTCCTATCGCTTGTATTTTCTAGACGGCACCTCCATAGGTCAGGCTGACCTTATCATGAGTAAAAGTGGAGCGTGCAATATAAACGATGTTAGAGGTCGAGTAACGTTGTCTCCTTCTGAATTTTTGGAGTCGAATGAGATACAAGTAATTCCCGTAGTTGATCAAGATCACGGTAATTGGGGAACAGTTGTAACTTATAAATTAAATCAGGATTGTGGTTTCGGAGCATCCGTGTTTGACTCACAAACATATCTATTCGACGGTGCAGAGCCAAATACTTCTACAATACCTTTGTCTTAATACTATTTATTTGCTTGGTATTTATACCATCCGTTATTAGGCATCCAAGTACCATCAGCATCTTTTCTTTTAGGAAATAGTGTTCCGCCTTTTTTATGTTGACCATAAGAAAGAACAGCTCCGCAATCCATGCAACGTAATTCATAGTATTCGTTGTCGTCTACAACTCTTACGACAAATTTAATATTTTCAGAGCCACATATACCACACTTAGTTTCTCCAAAAATTTCTTGAATACTGGCAATTTCTTTAAAAAGTTCTTTCTGTCCAGCACCATCTAATTCAAACTCAAGCTTATCGCCTACTTTATATTTGGCTTTCATAATATTTTTACCTCTATTTCCATGAAGAATCATACCCTACAATATTATTTGGTATATCTGATATATTTTGTTGATATTTTGATAAGTCTCTAATTAAAACCACAGCATCTTTATGCGATACATTGTATATAGACTCTGTAATATTTTTAATTGTTAACATATTATTTACATTTATATTAAGTCTTTTAGACAGAACGTCAATGAAATTAATTTGATTATTTGTAATTTTAGAAACAGTGATACCATCTGGGTCATCTTCGATTTCATTGGCCACCTCTTCAGCTGCTATAACTTTCCTTAATTTAAGCCCTCTTCTTAAAGCCCTGCCTTCTGCTCTTGTTTCTGCTACAGCTACAGGATGATTTCTATATACTTTGTCACAGTTGCCCCAGTATACGTCCGCAGCGCCGTTTACAGCCCTTGCTCTAAGTTCTGCTGGCAATGATCCATCATTTAAAATATAGTTCAGAGAATGAACCACAGTAGCCCTCTTTTCGTTATCTGGGCTAGGGGATTGTACTACTTCGGAGGTTGAATCGATAATGGTGCAATCTAGAGCTATTTCAAATATTCTTCTTAGTCCATCTGTGGTAGGATTGCCAGAGATTTTTTCTTCCTCAGACAACAGACCTAATACATAGTCATTCCACTCTAATGAATTGATGTCAGGCTTTGTAATTTCCTGCTCTTTTTGTTCTACTACATCTTCTGCCTTCTGTGCTTTAGTTTGCTTTTTAGCCATTTTATTCCTCTATGAAAATTTCTTTAATATTACTTTTACTAGATTTAATGTTTGATATTTCTTGCAATAATTTATTTAGCAAAATATTTGCATAGGACTTAGAAAAATCTTTATGCTGCTTTACTCTTATCAAGTACCAGCCTCTTCCTAATATTAGTCCTGTTTTCTTTCTATCATAGTTCTGATTTTTTTTTAGGTTTTCAGCACCCCATATTTCTTCAAAATGTGAAGGACCGTCAACCTCTATTGCTATATTCATAGTAGGAAGAAAAAGGTCAATTTCAAGTCTTGTATTTCCTAAAACCTGTTGTTTGTGTAATTCAACCCTATAACCTTTGTCTATTAATTCTGTTAAAAAGAATTTTTCCAATTTAGAGCCTGTTTTACTAGCCAGCCTAACAGCCCTATTAGCTTGAGTTAACATATTTTCTTTTTTGTTTTTGTCTATTTTTTGCCAGTTTTCAATGCTTTTCTTTTTTCTTTTTTCTAAAGTTTCTTCATCGGTATTTTTCCAAGCATTATAAACCCCCATACCAATATTGTTTTTTTCTACATCTGTTCTTGTCTTACCCTTAGTTGGATGTTGGGTTTTTCCTGTAGCTAGTGCAGATTTTTGGGCTTCGCTTTTATTTTTTATTTTTATATTATATTTTATAGCGTCCCTTCTTATTTTATTGGCGTAAGTCCCATATTCATTCGCTATATCTGCGAAACTTTTATTTTCTTTTTCGTACAGCTTTTTTATGATTTGCTGTTTTTCTTTATCCGATAAGTTTTTGTAAATTTTCATGGTTAAACTCTTTAAATACGTATTGTGGTTTATTATAGCATATCTCATATATGTCTTGTATTGTTTGATCAGCAACGACAAATGTTATATCTTTGTCATCAAAAATATCTTGAAAAGTTTGATAATTTTCAGAAGGATTGCTTGACCAAGGCATTGCGCTTCCAATCCAGAAATATTTATTTTTTTGCGTTTTAAAGTTTTTTATAATTAATGCTGACAAGATATCGAATACCACAATAGAACCATCAAAATATTTAGCCTCATTAACATGAAGTACAGGGACATTCCAAGGGAAAACGACATCTGTATTATTACAAAATACAACTATTTGTTTGTTTGCATTATTAGAGATATAAGTAGATATATGTTCTATTATTGCAGTATGTTTTTCTCCTTGTAATTTAGGAAGAAAAAAACCAATATTATCCATTATAAAATCTCCTTAATTACTTCACTTATGGGTGTTATTTTACTTGTATCTAATGATACATTTGTAACTTTAGTATCACAGTCTACATCTACTACGACACATCCGCATAGTTGAGCTTCGTAAATATATTCATTAGACGTATTTATAAAATATTTATATGTGTTTAAAATTGTACATTTTTCTGATTCAGAAGTTAACATACCTAAATTTTGAGCATGAGATATATACGGGGAACTAAACATGTTGATAGGTAAACTACTGCTAGGGTATAATAAACAGGAAATTTTGTCTGGTAAGGCTTTAGCGTTATTTAACAACACACAATATTTGTCTTTTCTGTCTTGGTTCTGGTTGTTAACAAAAGTTTGTGTATCTACTATATTGTCTGGCAATTCGGTATGATTGCCTTTTAATTTGCCTCCATGTTTAGTAACATGTTTAACATATTTAAAGACTTCACTATAGTCTTCAGATGTGTTTATATAATACAATACAATATTTTTTGCCTCTTGAAATTCTATGATAAAATTATTTACTTCTGTAGATATTTTACCAGAAACAACAAATACTATATTGTCGAAATTATTTTGAAAATGCAAAGCATAAAGAATGCCGTCTATATTAGACAAAACACTATTTTCCAAAACTCCATGTAAAGATTGAATAAACTTATCTGTGTTATACTGTATGAGGGTTGTCATCTAATAAATACCTTTGCTTTGTTTATGTTTTTATTGCTTCTAACCTTAATAATGTCTTTATACTTTATTGGCTGTGTATCAATAATTATAGAATTGTCAATAAGTTTATTTAAAAGCTCAAACATAAATATCTGTTTTATCGTATTGCTCACAACATTTGATTTTTTCATTTGTTGTACAGTGTCTTTCTCTAGGAATACTATTTCTGACCACTGCTTTTCATTGGGTAGGTCATAGAAAAAATATTGTGCCAAAGTTTCTTTGGTTCTACAATTTATATTAAAGTCGTCTCTTTTTTTGTCTATGATCCATGTAGTATTATTTTGCAATTTTTTGCAAGATATGTTTTTAAATAATATCTCCCCTATTATAATAAATAAATTATTTTGAATATTTAAGTTTTTGACTGTATCATACAATATCTGGCCCTGATTCACCTCTGTATAATTATCCACATAAATTAATTCTACTTTATTTGTATTCTTTGTTTCTTTTAAAACTTTATGAATATCCTTATAACCCTTGCCTGCTAGAATAATAATTTCTATTCTTCTATTCATCTTTTTTAATGAAGAAATTTGTTCTTGTATTACAGTTGTATGCTTATTAATATTGCATATAGATTTGCACTGTTTGGTTTTAGATCCTTTGATCAAATCTGTATATAAAAGAATTGCTGTGAGTTTATTCATTAACGTTAATTATTAATTCAGGTTTGTTCTCTCTGGATATCCATTCATAAATTAGTTTTGGATTGCCGTAGTCGTCGTTTTCTGACATATTATATCTTTTTAGTGTGTTTAAATTCACAATATTGCAAGATAAGCAATCGAAAGATTCAGAAATATCCAAACTATTATTGTGTAAAAAGACAAAAGGTAACTGTAGTATAAGAGAAGTTTCTGCTGTTGCGTCTATTATGGATTTAGTATTTAGCTCATTATTATCGGCTTTAACATAGATTACCATATTGGCTTGCTGATCTATGTGCTGTAAAGAAAACAGAAACTTATGTGTATTATTTAAGCAAATTTTTAAAGCACAAAATTTCCATTTAATATTTATGTCACTACTTTCCATATGCTTTACAAGTTCTAATTTATTCTCTTGTTCACTACACAGTAATATTGTCATATCGACAATTTTGAAATGAGGAGATTCTATTAGATTTTTTTTAAGATAAACTATTGTTTTTTTTATATCATCGTAAGATTTGCGAAAGCCGTCGATTACTATAGATGCTTTAATTCTAGGTAATTTAGATATTCTAAATTCGTCCAATTCTTCTGATGTTACGTTTGTGTCTTCATTTTCTAATTTAAATGTGTTAGGAAAAGCGTATAAACATTTATAATCATATATTTCTGGATAGCCTTCTTGATCGTAATCTATTTTTTTATTTATAGTTGTCAGTATATCATGATCGCATTTTTTATCTTTTGAGTAGTAAAGACATGATTTACACTTGGTTCTCATTGGGTTTTTCCTAAATGAAAAATGATTTTACCGTTATTTTTATTTACATTAATAACGCTGAAACTAGACTGCAGTTGATTTAAGATGTCTGTTTCGCTGATAGGATATCGAGATTGGCTTATGTTGCTTATAAAAGTAGTGTCATCTATAACGCTATCAAGATATAATCTACATAAATTTTTCTTGTCGTTGATGATTATCAGAATTTCTCCACCAGGTCTGGTTTTGTTAATTAGAGTTTTAAATATATTTTCTCTTGTTTCTAAATCAACCTCTTCCAAGCATGTTACACAAATAACACTGCAATAGTTATTAGTTAATTGATCTAAGTTGGATACAGAAACCGGATCAAAATTAGCCTGTTCTTTAAAAGGATTGACATCATTTGGATTGTTTAATATAAATACATTTTTGCTCATAAAACTATCCTATCAAGTTAAATTTTTTATATATGTTTTAAAACTATTGTGAAAATCATATTCTACAAATTCTCTAGTATTTGTATTTTTATTTTTAATGAAATCTGCTATATTCGAGGTATTATTACATACTTCTACTCCATCCACATTTAGATTGCTGATGGTTTTTATATTAAGGTCTAAAGCTATATGTGCAAGTAATATGTCATTTATTGTTATTAGACATCCATATTCTGATACTTGTTGATATAGATTTTCTAGATGTTTAATATTTTTATATGTTTCTAGAAATGATATATTATAGCTAGGATTAATAGCTTTTATTGTATTATGAATAGATTGTCCAAGAGGTTTGTTGGGGCAAAAAATCAGAACATCATATTTAGTTTTGTTTTTTAGAGATTCTATATTTTCTTTAGATATTTGAGGTCTGTCTATTAGAGTGACTCCAGAAGGAAAAGTATCTAGCATATTATTATACAAAGTAATTTTATTAAAATCTTTGTGCTGCTCATTAAATAAATAGAAGTCTTCTTTTTTTTGTAGTTGTTGAGGGATGTGATTTAATACTAAAATAGGTTCTATATTATTTGATTGAGCTAAATCTATGGCTTCTCTCTGATTAATAGCGTCAAAAAATAGACAATAGCTAGATCTGATACCATAACTTATAGCAGTCTCTAAAGGAAAGATATTATATGAGTTAGCTATTTCATTTATAATAGTAGTGTTATCTAGTGTGTCTGTAGCATATGTTATATTTATATTATTAGATAAGATACTAAAAATATTACTAATATTATTCTTCACTTAAAATCTCCATTAATTTTTTTCTCTGTATCTGCTGTATATTTGACGGTTTATATATTTTGTCAAAACTATCAGATACTAAGGAGTATGTTTTATTTTTGTATCCAAAACAAGAACTGTTTTTGTATCCGTAGGACTCAGAGTAATCCAGTTCAATTCTTTCTGTAACAGAAGAGCCATATAGATAAGCAAAGAGTTTATGAATACTTTCTGCTGTAAATTCAACATTTAAATACGTGTCACAGCTCTTATGCAGAGGAAACGTTTCATTTATTGATATGTTAGCAGTAGCATATAGTTTTATATTAGAGATATTTCCTGAAATAGATAGACTGTTTGCTATATGAGATATTGAATTACTGGTGTGTTCATATTGCTCTGTAGAACAAGCTAATAAAATAACTAAAGCAAAATCGCTATTGTTTCTATATACTGCTATAAAGTTTTTAATTAAATTAAACAGAGTTATTTCATCAGCATTGTAATCTAATATAGCATAATATTTATGAGATGAATTAAGGATACCTAAATCGATTTTATTACATTCTTGTCTATCTTGTTCTTCTAGTTTAAAGTCAAACAGCCTAATTTTTTTAGACTCTTTAATAGATTTAGCTATAACCATTTCTGTAAAAGAGTTTTCTATGCATACCAGATCTATGTTTTTAATGAGGTCGTCTATATACGGGTCTTGTATATGGCATAGATTATTTATAATTGGTATCCAAATATTTTTAATGCCTGGAATATGGTTAATGTAGTCATATGGGCAATGTTGTATAACTACATCATATTTATCAAACTTATTATTCTCTATTGCTTTATTAAGATTTACCGAAGAATTATTTGTATTTATATGTTTATATGTGATATTTTGATGATGACCAAAGCAGTGTTTTAATAGTAGGGTTGAATACACACCTAAATTATCGCTGTGTCGGTATGGGCTAAATACTAAAACATTCATGTAGAAGCCTTTATTTTGGAGTACTTAATATAATCTTCTTCCGATTTATAGCCAGAAACCCTAGCCTTTTCTGCGTTGTTTATATTTTCTATATAAACATTAAGTTCTTGTATAGCTTCTTGTAAAGAGTAGTTTCTCACAGAGGGACCTTGTTGTACATATCCATATTCTAGGTGTTGTAAAATGTTCAATATTCTTTTACTAGATATTAAATTTATATTTTTAAGATTATTAGCACAAATACTAGTCATTAATGCCATATAATTTAAATTTTGTGGATTTTCATTGAGTATAGACGGATCTATTGGAACAAGAAATTTAGCGGGCCTATTCCATTCAGATTGCTTACTGGGAATAGTGTCTAAATATTTTTCCCATTTTTTTGCTATGTCTTTCCAGTTATAGTGTTTTTCTATCAAGCTTCTGGTTTTAACTCTAAGCTGTTCTTTTTCTTCTTGTGATTGATCGATAAATTTTATTAAAATACTTTTCAAGCTTTCGTTGTCAGGATATACCCTAATAGCTTTTGTTTCTAATTCTTTAAAATATGAACCTATGTCGATAGAATATGCATCAAGTTTATCTATAACATCTTCCATAGCACTGTAATTGACAGTAGCGACCGGAACACCACACGCAGCTGCTTCGACTTGAGGCATACCAAAGCCTTCACATATAGCATACTGCACGTATATATCCATCAGCGAGTATATTTGGCGTAATGTTTCTACGCTCACTCCTTGTGCTACAGAAGGTATTACTCTAGTAGAATTATGGCAATGTGGACATCTTGATCGTGGTCCACAAAAATTTGCAGGCGAGATATTATTACATTGTGGACAGCTGTAGGTAATAATAGTTTTATTTAGTACTTGTTCATCTTTCAATATTTCTGGTAAGTCCCATCCAGCATCAGGAAAACTAGTATGTAAATATAGATATATTTTTTGGGCTAATTCTGGATTCGTTTTCCTATAGTGGTCCAGTGTAATTCTAAAAGACTTTACTAGTTCTGGTATTAGTTTTCTTTTTTGATTACGCATAACTGAACCTACAATTATTGCGTCTTCGGGTAATCCTATACTTTGCTTAAGTTTGCGTCTATCTTCCTCTGTATTGGGAAAGAATGCTTCCAAATCTATTCCCGGAGAAACAGTGTCTATGTAATTAATACTATTATTAGTTTGTTGTTTGAGTGTTCTTGCGCCAAAATCGGAATATGTAAATATGGCGTCTGCTGACTCATAAGTGTCTAGCCATGTTTGCTGCTGAGGTGCTGAATCAACCGTAGGCATTAATATCCAATGGAAAAAATCTCTAAAAGAAGAATATTGCTCGTAATTACTCATCCAATAATCTCTAATATCAATGACGATATCAGGCTTAAAATCTAATACAACAGGATCAAAGCGCCATCTTCCAAATTGATTATCTGCGCTAGACATGTATTCTTTATGTCTACTATCATTGGGCCTAACAGCATTAGGGTAGTATTTCCAAGGAATATTTATGTCTTTAGGATCATTAACATGTCCATACGCAGCAAATTCTGCTATATCGTATTTGTTGGTAGCGTGTAATCTTGTTAGCAATTCTCTAGTATAATTAGCAAAACCAGTACTAAGAAAACTAGCTTCTGTTGCCATCAATATCTTTAGTTTTTTTGTCATATTTAAAATTACTTCTGATATAAAAATGCGGCGCCTGCACTACCAATGTAATAATGCAGACACCGCTTGAAAAGCATTCTTTGCTTAGAAGCTGACAGGTTCAGTCTCTTGTCCCGAAGAAACCTTTTCCTTCTTCTGTTGTCGGCTAAGCTTTGTAATCTTTGAGAAGTTATTCACCCTAACTTTAAGAGTACTATGCTTAACTCCGTCCTTCTCCCAGCTATCGTTTCTGAGAGAGCCTTCGACAAGAACTAGGTCACCCTTCTTGAAAGAATTGCTAATAATTTCTGCACCAGTATCCCAAGCCTCGCAATTAATAAACGACGCAATTTTATCTCTCTCTCCATTTGCTTTGGTATATTCTCTTGATACAGCAACGGTGAAATTAACTACACCTGTTTGTTTGCCGTTGGTATTAACGGTTCTGTATTCTGGATCTCTAGCAAGATTTCCTCTTAAAATCGTAATATTCATAAGTTTCAATTAACTCCTAAAAATTTAAAAAGTGACACAACAATAGTGTATTATAGCCTAAGCAGAACATAAGTCAAGTGTGTGCGTCGAAACATTTTTCGACTATAAACCCGTCTGACTGCTTAGTTTTATTTCCTACAAAAACAAGTACATTACTATCAAATATATGGTGTTTGTATTGCGACCAAGTTTCTGGAAACATTATCACAGAGTCTAATATGCCAGTACTGTCTTCTATGGTTACAAAAGCCATATCTTGACCAGGATTTTTACCCTTTTTAGTCTTAACTACATTTACGCCGCTTATTTCTCCAGCAATAATAATATTATTTTTATTATGACTCTTTTTAAATGTCTTACAATCCGTATTGGTCATACTGATATCGTAAGAATCTAATTTACAACAAGATATAGCAGCACCCAGTAAAGAACTCTCGCTGTCTGATAACCATTCTATACGGTCTTGTAGAGAGTACGGAGGTTTTTTTAGCATACTAATTGCATCATTTATTTTGATTTTCCTATTTTTATTTACTCTTGGAGCATCTAATAAATTCTCTAATAAAGTTTTCAACTTGTCTATTTCCATAGATTGTGTTTCGCAGAAAGCTGCTTCTTTTTTTGTTAGAGAAGAAGCTATATCGTACTCAAATAGCATTTTGGTTCTATTTATTTTAAGATAATCTAAGGCCCCAGAACTGATCAAAGCTTTAACTGCGGTGGAATTGATTTTTAATAACAAACCGAATAGGATATAGCACCAAGAAGTTTTACTTACATCAAAACCTTCTTGAGTGATTTGTATAATTTTGTCAAATACAGAATTTCCAACCCCTTTAATATCAGTTAGTCCAAAATATATATATTCAGAGCCGACTACAAACAACCTGTTTAGGTTTCTTAGGTCAGGGGTGCTTACGGAAACATCCATTTCACTAGCATTTCTGATGAGTTCTTTAATCTCTTGTTGAGGGTCAATCTTATCTTTAGCAAATTTTAAATATGAAGCAAAAAACATTTTAGGGAAATGAGCTTTAGCATAAGCAGACAGATAGGCGTTCATTGCATAAGATATAGCATGACTTTTATTAAAAGAATATCTTTGACTTTTTTCAATCCAGCCAAATATTTCTTCAGCTTCTTCTTTAGAAACAGTATTTTCCTTCTTACACCCTGTTATAAATCTTTTTTTAACTTTTGCCATCTCTTCAGGCTTTTTCTTACCAATAGCTTTTCTAAGCATATCTGCTTCTTTTAGGTCAAATCCAGCTATTTTTTGTGTAATTCTCATAGCTTGTTCTTGATATATCATTTCTCCGTACGTAGGTTGTAGTATATCTTCTAAGCTAGGATGGAAATAATCAATACCCTCTAAATTATTTTTTTTGTCTATATAATGATTAGACACACTCTTGCCGTCTCTATAGGCTTCTAAGCAGCCCGGTCTTAGGATACTAATTAAACCAGATAATTGTTCTATGTTAGACGGTTTTAATTTTTTGGACATAGATTGTCCAAGTCTTGATTCTAACTGAAAACATCCTTTAGTATTACCTTCAGATATCAAGTCCCATGTTTTAGAACATTCCATATTTAAAGAAGAGACATCTGTATCAAATGTTACAGAATTATTTTCTCCCAATGGAAACTTACATCCACAAGAAAAGGTCAAATATTTATTTTTCATTTATTTACTAATTCGCTACAAAAGAGTCCTTAAATCTAATTTTAGCTGAAAGCTTTCTGTGAAGTCTTAGAAAACGGATAGCTAATTCTGCAGTATCTTCTACATCCTTTAATGCGTCATGAGCACCATCCTTAACCATGCCAAAATAATCTCTTAGATGGTCCAAGGTATAGTTTTTCAATTCGTCATTTCCTTCAAACCAACAAAATACCGTATTAATTAAATCTACAGTATCTCTAGGGAAAAACAAAGCACTACCTTTTTCTGCGTTTGTGTTTCCATATTTTTTACTTAGTCTGTCAATAATTTTCAAATCAAACCTAAAAATATTATAACCAGCCGCAATAGGAGCTGTGAATTGAGATTTCTTTTTTCTATTACCCAGATGATACATATCTAAATAACTCACGAAAGAAGTCCAACCTTGTTTTTGAGAATGATAATTTTGCCACTCGTCTAAAACTTGAGCGCTAGTGACTCCCTTAACTTTTGCATGAAAATCTAAAACGTCACTGTCTTCATAGGCATAATTTTGATTCTCTTCTAATTTTTCTGGTTTTAAATTAATATTAAATTTAGAATCAGGTATAATTTCTAATTTGAACGGATCGACCATAACAGCCGCAATTTGAACAGGGCTGCAGCTGTTTGGATCTGTTCCATCTGTTTCTAAATCAAATACACAAATTTTATGAAAATTAGCCATTTACTTTAACTTCCTGGTTAGGGTTAATAAATACTTTTGTAGCAGGTTGAGATACCACACAAGCATTAACGGATTTACAACAAGATATTTTGATTGGTTGCAATTTTTGATACTCAATATTATTATGTACAAATTTTGAGTTTACTGATAATTCTGCAAATTTTTTAGCTATCATCGGTGTCTCCTTTAAATAAATGTTCTGATATAGACATGATTTTATCTAACATAGCAATACCTAAAATATCAAACTTAATCATGCCAAGAGCTTCTAAGTCTTGCATTTCCATTCCGGCTATTTGTTGCTTGTTTTTTGTGTCTAAAACCATAGGACAAATATCTCGCAAAGGACTGCTACTAATAACTACACCGGCTGCATGTTTTGATTGATTAGACTTAGTTCCTTCCAAACGCATAGCTTGCTCAAATCTTTTAGATAATGGACCCGCTAATTGTCCACTCTCATCAATATAACACCATTCTTTGAGTCTGTCAACATTATTTTCTAATGCCCATCTAATAATAGAAGATTCTCCAGTAATTTCTTTCATTTCTTGTAGTTCATCTGCTATTTTGGCTTCATCAGGGATGTTTTTGGTGATTCTATTCATTTCTTCAAAATTTATATTACCATAAACTCTTAAAACTTCTTTTAAGGCTCCTCTTCCTTTCATGGTATTGTATGTGATCATCTGAGAAACTTTATCATTACCGTATTTATTTTTAATATAAGATATGACATCTTCTCTTTTATTAATTGGTACATCGACATCAATATCTGGCATAGATACTCTGTCTTTGGTATTTCTACCAGAATTATAAAATCTTTCAAAAATAAGATTGTATTTAATCGGATCTATAGAGGTGATACCAATTAGATATGAAACCAAACATCCTGCAGCAGAACCTCTTCCGGGACCAGGTAACCAATTTTTATTTCTAACATAATCTACTATATCGACAACAGTTAGAAAATAACTAGATAGACCAGCGCCTTGTAAAACATCAAGTTCTCTTTTAATTCTATCTACATATGCTTGATGCTGTTCTTTAGGAATATCATTAGCTATTTTTTTCTTCCATCCTTGTCTACATAATTCGCGTAAATATTCAGCTGGATCAGCATTATTTGGACAATCATACGGAGGTAATATTGGAGCACTAAGAATATCGTATTCTTCGCACATACTGTCAATAAGATTTGTAGTCTCAATTTCTTCTGGGGTGTGTAAGTCTTGTATTTCTTCTTGTGATAATATATGGTAATTATCAGAAGTGAAAAAAGCCCCCATTGGAACTTTTTCGTTGTTTAAACACTTTTTATTAATATCAATCAATGTGGTTTTAAGATTGTTGCATAATAATATTCTTTGATCTATAGAGTCCTCTTGTCTACAATAATGTGCATCTGGCGTACACAACATTTTACAATTGCTTTGTTCTGCTATACTTCTAACCATGTCTGTCATTTCTTGTTGCTCTGGATTATTCTCTCTATCCATGAGTTGAGCTTCCAAGAAAAAATTATCTTTACCAAATACACTTTGCATTCTAGCTACAAATTCACAACCCTCTTTAATTACAGAATTGTCTTTATTTTTTTGTATAATATTAGCTAACGTAGAACCAAGATGTCCACAAAAACCTATGGTGTTTCCATCTATAAATTGCTGTAAGTCATCTAGAGAAACTCTAGGCTTATGATAGTATCTAGATTCAACATTGCTGTAAGAAACTAGTTGTATAAGAGAATCCCAGCCTGCTTTATTTTTAGCAAGTAACAGGAAATGACTCAGCTTAGCATTTTCTGGTTTTTTGATTTGAGAATCTTGAGAACAAACATAGATTTCACAGCCCAAGATTGGTTTAATATTTTTTTTCTTCATGGTTTCATAAAACTGTACACAGCCAGATATTGTACCATGATCTGTGATAGCGCAAGATTTAACGCCTATTTCTAAACACCTGTCAGCTATCTGTGCGGGCTTAGATAATCCGTCCAATAAAGAATAGTGCGAATGCACATGCAAAGGTATATACTGATTCATTCTGTTGATCCGGGAGCTTGATATTTTCCAAATTTATGGTTAGGGTGTTTATATATATTAGTAGTTGCGTCTATGCCGTACAAGTCTAAATCGTGTTTAACTTGTTCACACTTCGTCATAGTATATCCGGGCGTTGTTCTTTGATTATCTCTATATTCATCCATTGGCTCAATATGCGTATCCTCGAATGTTGTTTTGCCAAAATGACATAACTTGGTACACATCCAGCTCTTTTTTAGATTTGGCTTGCGAGTATGTTTTATATGCTCAAATTTTTGTCTTAACAAATGTTCGGTTGCTTCCATGTCTTCATCACCAAAACAAACAGAGAAAGGTCCTCCATCATTTATAAAATATATAGAGAAAATAACATATTTAATATTTGGATACAAATTTTTGATAGCATAGTAATATATTCTTAACTGAGGGTCTACTTCAAGTTTTTCTTGGGTTTTCTCTTTACCTGTAGCCCAATCTAGCCTTTTACCAGTTTTCCAATCTATAATTTCTATGGTTTCGTCATTAACTAATGTGATTAAATCTATCGTTCCTTTTAGTGCTAGTTTGCCAGATAGTCTACCTTCGGATGTTTCATAGTCATAATCTGCCCAGCTTTTATTAATTTCAAAATCAAAATGTTGTTCTGGTTCTAAAATATTCCTTTTTCTAGGATCAAACATACCATCATTAAATTCTAATGCTTTATATACCCAATCTCTACAGTCTTTACTATCTCTCGGTTTCCAGTTGTGATGACTATTATGTGAAGAGTAATGATCATAAACTTGTTTAATAATTTCTTCTAAATCATATTCTGTAGTGCTAATATTTCCTAGTATGTCATCTATAATTTCTTTTTTATTATTTTGTAAACCTTGTTTTATAACAGCTAGTATTTCTAATACTTTGTGTACAATAGTTCCTTTGTCAGCTTTCAGCCCAGAACTACCTCTCCACCCAAGGACATATTCAAAAAAATATTGCTGAGGGCACATATTGTGCGTGTTGTAGCTAGAAGAACGAAAGTAAGTTATAATCATATTATGTAGCTGGTAATGTGTCTAACCATTCCTGGATTTGTAAAGATTGTTCATATATAGTTAGATTCTGATTATCTAACACATAATCAAAATTCTTCCAATCATAGTTCTCTTTGTCCAAGGCAGTTTCACTAATATGTGATGAGTTATGCAAATCTCTGGTTAACCTGATCACATACCCTCCTGCATTCTTGACGGCATCAACCTCGTCCGGAAATCTACAATCAGTAATAATTGCCATTTTCGGTTTTTCTTTAGATATGCGAGACATCGTGCTGTCTATCCATACTGTTTTTTTAATTCTTCTAAAAATATCAGTGCCTACATATTGCATGACTTCTCTCGCTGTCATTTGCTTGTCAGCTTCTGTCTCACGAGATAGTGTGGTACACGGCAAAAAACAATCGACAAGTTCATTTTTATTTTCGTCCGTGCCATAACACTGCTCATAAGATAAACCAAGCACTTCCATACAAACATTCTGTTTTAATGTATCAGCAAAATTATATATTTTTATGTGCTGATCTAGCTCTTTATATAAATTTGCTACAACGAAATCTTTTTCTAATTCATATCTTGGTGTTATTTTTTTGTATAGTTCATTACCATGAATATCAGAAAGAGTAATGTCTCCATCATCTTCTATTTTTATTTCTTTTGAAACTCCTGCGTTTGAGAGAAACAAGCTAATAAAAAAATTACCAATGGTAGTTTTGCCCGATTGCTTTCTTCCTGAAAGAGCTATAATTGTTGTCATAATAAAACTCACATACTAAGTAAAGGTTTAATTTCTTCGTTAATTTGTTGAACAGACATTTCTGCAATGTCAGCGGTTTTAATTTTTAGATTTTTAACATTATAGGTTTTACAACACTTTGTTTTTATTTTATCTGCCGCTTTTTGTCCCGCTTCGTCATTATCCATAATTGTTATTATATTCATAGCTCCTGAAGCATCAAGTATCATTTTTTGTCTATCGCTCATAGAAGAGCCAAATATTGCAACACTATTGTGTATACCAGCTTCCTCAAGTCTCCATACATTACCTGGACTTTCTACCACTATAGCAGTATATGTTGTCTTAATAAACTTTTTAGCAAACCAGATGTTGTATAGATAATTCTGTGTTTTCAGACCTTTACTATGTCTCCATTTACTATGTAAAAACAACACATTCTTATCGGGACATGCAGTACCTGCCTCATGATAGTGCTTACATTTGTTACAAACGTCGAATATGCTTCTACCTGTACAGCCTATCATATGATGATAATCATGATCATATACTGGCACTACAATCCGACCAGACATTTCTTTACCTTTAGAAGAACAATATCCAACATCATATTTATCTAAAATTTCTGCTGAGAATCCTCGATCTATATAATACGGGTGTTTTAAATCTAGATGTTTCCTAACAACATTTCTGGCTACGCCATTTTCTACTTTTTCAGAATTATTACTAGTATTTTTTATTGCTGCTACAAATTTACTTTTGTCTCTATGTGTATGATCAATAGATATTTTATCAAGATCTTGATTTATAAAAGCTAAACAAAAATTTAAAGTTTCCTGAAAAGATACCGTTTTGTCTCCTGATTTTTCCCAGTTATGTTTATGTCTAGATAGTATACCTCTAATAAATCCTATAATTGAACCTTTAAATACCTCTTCACATCCGTGCGTTCTACACTTCCAGTTTCCTCTATATGTATCTCCTTCCGGATATATATTAAGAGCTGTAGTATTATCACCACCATGTATAGGACAGGACATGCTTAATAGTTTACCATTGCAAGAATATTCAATATCAAATCGTTCAAGCAATTCTTCAATATTATCACATAATCCGTCACAAACTACTTTTAATTTGTCTTGACTAATTAAACGTGAATGTTTCTGGTTCTTCACCTTCTTCTCCAATAACAAAGCCATCCTTATCGTCTCCTGTATTATTTACTACTTCTTGTCGAGTTTTGCCTTCTGTAATTTTTGCACACCAGCCTTTCATATGACAATTAATATAGTCGTTGTCATCTAATCCTCCACCATGTCTACTGATAATAGGCACTAATTTTCTATTACCATTATCTGGTCCGTCTTCTGCTATTTCTTCATCTGTTTTTCTTTTGAAAATACTAAAATTACTACACAACCATACGATTCTGTCAGAACCACTTGCGGCATCGGTGGTTTCCTTGGTGATGCCATCTCGGTTTAATTGTATAAATGAAACAATTGGTATCTTATACTTTACAGCAAAGTTATGTAAGGCTGTCATCATAAATCCAAGAACCTGATATTCTTTCATATCTTGAGACATACCCTGAGTATCCATCAATTTTAAATAATCGTAAAATATAACACAATCTTTAGCTGTGCCATCACTGTTCATTCCTACCTCTGTCATTATCCATCTTCTCATCAAAGATATCTGCTCATCAAAACTTTTTCCAGCAATAGATTTGTAATATAGTTTTGAGTCTTTGATTTTTTGTATACCTTTTTCTATTTTTGTTTTATGGCTAGCTGAATCTACGAACCTACCGGTTTCTATCTTATTAATAGATACTTCTGTAATCATAGCTAATATGCGGTTGATATGATCTTCTTTGTTCATTTCTGTATCTAAATTTAAAACAGGAACACCCATTTTACTAGCAATAAAAAAGCCCATGTTATCAGACAACAAAGTTTTACCAGTTTTTGGTCGGGCCGCTATAACATTAACAGTGCCTTTTCTTAAACCTCCGCCAATAGAAGAATCATATACAGGAAATCCTGTTGGTATACCTACTTGCTCAGTTTTGTTATCTATAAGGTGTTGAATATATTCATCTATGTCGTCACTCATAGGAGACGGATGATTATCTGTATCTGTTAAACTTTCCGAAAAATTAAGAACGCTATCTTCAGCTATAGACAAGATAGAAGATACATTTTCCGTGCCTGTAACATCAAGTAGGTCGTTCTGAGCAGACTGTAGTTTTTCTCTTAGTTCTCTTGCTATCTCTAATTTTCTAATTTGTGTAGCAAATTTTCTAGCATTTTCTTTTTCTACCGGGAAATCTATGACTGCTTTTAAGTGCTGATTTTCTTCTTTGGTAGAAAACACTTTAGACATACCAAGTTCTTGTGCGCTACTATAGATAGAAGCTAAATCTATTTGATCTTGATTATTTTTTTCTATAGATTTTTTTATACACTGAAATATATTGGAATTACTGTCTATAGTAAAGCATTTATCTGTTAATATATCAGATACATCATAAAATATATCTGAGCCGTATTTAATAATAGCCGATAGTACAGCTCTCTCAGCGGATGGGTTGGATAGTATCATTTTAACCTGACTGTGTAGAACATTTATTACATTTGTATCTGTTGGAACCTTCGAACAATAAACCCTGACTTATAGTTTCTTGTTTTCCGCAAATTCTACATTGCACAGATATATTCTCTGCTGTGGGTCTTGTTCTGGGTGTTGGAGGAAATTTTTGTAGCTGTTTATCTATCTCTCCATCTTCTTTGTGCATATTCATTTCTGGCATATCCAGAAACTTATTTGCAGTCTCTTGTGTTTTCGTTTTACTATTTCGTCTTGTAGCTGTTTTTTTCTTTGCTGTTTTTTTCTTTACTGCTTTTTTCTTCGTTGCTTTGGGTTTCTCATCTTGTTCTTCGGGCAACAAAGAACCTAACAAGTCTATAAGCTGTTGAATTTTTTCTGGGTCTTGTTTTAATTTATTGATGTCCATTTTTATTTTTATTCCTATTAATAGCCATAAGGATGTCTGATAGATTTTTAATAGAGTTGGCAGTATAAGAAAGTCTGTCCATTCTCTGTTTTGCATATTTTTTAATTTTATTCAAAGATTGTGCAGCCTCATTGTGCTTAATTGCTTGATAGTATTTTTCTACATAACCGTAGCCTTTATAGCTGTTCAATTCGTCTGCTATAGTTTCCTTTATAGTTTCTTCAGCCCAATTATGTCTAGCTATTTCTCTATTTAAAGTTCTTTGTACATGAAAAGCAAATTGTGATAGTCTATATGAAATTTGAGCTGTGTCTTCTGGAGATAATTTTTCAATAACATTTCTATCCATCGAAAAGTACTCATTGAGTTCTTTTTCGTTGATAAGACACTCATTATATTTAGGGAAGCCAATACTGTTTTCGTAGGAGTCTAAAATCTCATCCCATTCTTTGACTTTCTCTTTTGTATTCATTTTAGTTCTCTATTATTTCTTTCCACTGTTCATCTGTTTGATCAAACTTTAACTCTAGATGTGTAATGTTGTTCAACTCACACCATTCTTTTTTCGACATATCTCTTTGCTTAGCTTTAATGAAATTAAATCTATTTCCATGATAGTGTCCAATAAACTTATAATGCTGCTCTCCATGAACTTCTATACAGGTTTTTATTAACGGTATATAAAAATCTAAATATAAAAGCTCTTTTCTCCTAACATGAACTGGTATTTCTTCTAATACTTGTAATGTGGGATGAATCTCTTTAAGTAGCCCTCTTGCTCTTAAATGTAGTTTTGACTTATTAAGCATTCTAGCATGAGAACTGTTGCCTGTCAATAGCCAATTTGTAGAATTCCCTTCCAAATCTATAACTATCATTACTAAATACCCATAGTCTCTTTAATCGCAGCATAAAGCTTATCGTAGCATCCAGGATTATCTACTATATATTGTCTAACTTTTTCTGCCCCTTGAGCTTTGGGTTTTTCTTTCTCCTCAACAAAACTTAGAGTATACCATGCACCAGCTTTTTGAATAAGACCTAAATCTATAGCTAGATTGACTACTTCCATTTCTTTATCTATGCCTTGTCCATATCTTAAATAGCTGGTGATAGATCCTCCCGGAGGACCTAGTGCAGAAGTGACGACTTGCCACGTTACTTCTTGTCCTATTTGAGAATTGGTATCTTTATTTAGTAGCCAAGGTGAAAACGTTTTCGCTCTCAGTTTAATATCCGTTTGATACGCTACTGCCTGACCACTCTTCTCTTTAAATTCTGCACCATAACCTGTTGGATTTCCCATAAGGTGTGTAATACCAATAACCAAATTTTTATTAACGGGAATAACATTGGCAACTTTTCTACAAAACTTAGCTAAGAGTTTAGCTCCATCTGCTCTTTGCATTTTATTCATATCTGATGTAATTTCAGCTTCTGTGCATAAGGCTGAATAAGAATCGATAATTAATATACTACCTGGTTCTTGATTGATTATTTTTTCTGCAATTTGTAGATACTCTTCTGCATGCAAAATCTTACCCTGTTGAGAACCTATCACATCAAATCTGTCCAAATCTAATTCCGGTATTCCTTCTAAATCTCTCTTTTTCAACCTACCCTCGATGTTTAGGTAGTACGCTTTTCTGGGAGAAGGTAGATCTCCTTGATATTCAGGTTTAAGAGCAGTAGCAGCAAAGGATAAAGACGTTGTAGTTTTCCCACATTTGGGCTGTCCTGTTAATACAACAAAACTACCTTCAGGAACACCTCCATTTAAAATAATGTCTAATGAGGGTCCAATAGGGACCACCATTGATGGTTTGTCTATAATAGAATTAGCCGATAAAATAATATTTTTACCAAAAGTTTTAGTTACTTCTTCTTTTAATTTAGCCATTTTCTTTTCCTTGATCATCTAAAATATCCATTATACTTTTTTTATAGGGTTTGTATTCTTTTCTTGACTTTAGTTTACCGGGGTCAACTCTTTCTATTTCTGTCTGTGGTTTCGAACTGTTATTATCAAATAAATGCTGATGATGTTCTATAATAGCTTCTAAGTGAGGAGCCCTCAACGAAAAAATTCTTACAGACTTCCTATCATTTAGTGCAGATATTATTGCTTGAGGATTATATGTTTTTAATAATTTATTTGCCGTGGCTATTTGACTTCTATAATACTTTTCCCAGTACTTGCTGGTTTGCCAAAATCGAAAATGTAAGTCTTTTCTTTCTTTTTTGGCTTTGTGTTCACATATAATCTCTGTGATATACTGAGCAGCAGATACCCTTTTATCATTAGAGTATTTAGAGATATATTCCATACTATAGTACTATTTGTTTTCGTCCAACTTGTATATACAATTAGAAAATTTTGACTCTTTGTTATTGTGAGAGTTTTTCTTAGAGGCATCGTTTCTCTCTGAAGCCGTTTTAGTCATAATAGTAACTCCAGAAGACCCTTTACCTGATGTTTGATTTATCATAAAATCTTTAGCGGTTTGTCTGCTAGATGTTGTAGTAGTACTAGATTTTTCTTCTGTTTCTTCTGTTTCTTCTTGTTTTTGTGGTGCAGTATCGGCATACAGCTTTACAATTCTTTTAATGCTAGCTTTAGACATATCTAAAGATTCTGAAATGTTATCGAGATCATTGCCCTGAGAATTTAACCACAAAACAGCATATCTCTTAATTAGATTATTATTCATTAGTTGTTTTCCCTTTCAGCATTGACAAGCCATGCTAAATTTTTTGTCTTTAAAAAAGATAAATAGTAATTAAAACACTTGTTACTTACTCTAGTATATTTATTGTGTTTGGATGATTTACAAGTATGGTCTACAAAATTTTTATGTCCACTAAATTCTGTTTGATTGTCATAACCAAAAGGATTCATTAACTTATGAGAAGGATCAATTCTAACCATATATTTCACAGAACCTTGTGTTTTAATGATTTTGGCATAGGCCTCTGGTCCATCGTCTTGAATAATAAAATTACCTTGATTATCTTCTTGGCCCATATTTAGTTGAGTATAATAAATATTATCAGACATGATTTTTCCATAATTCTTTAGATGTTTGTTCCAGACAACCCGTGAAGTGATTTAAAAATGTATTCATAGAGCTTTTGTAGTCGATGCCAGTAGGGACAGGAATGTGATAAGATTGATCAAAAATGAATTCAGTAGCTATAACTTCTCCTTTATCATCTTGATTAAGTACTGTTCCTTCTATCTTAAAAACGATCTCTCTAGGACAGTCTATTTTTTTGTCTTTTTGAGTATCGACTAAATCCGAGAAACCATTTTGAGCATAAGCTGTGCCTATAGTGTCGACAATTTCTTTGGGTAAATCTGTTTCACCCAAAATATCAGATATAGATCTTTGTTTATTTTTATCTGACGGATTCATGTCCATTTTATTCCTTTTGTTTTCTTGATTCTTTTCATATTTTTAGGCAACGGCATTTCTGGAGGATTTTCTCTGTAGTCATTGTGTTTCTTAAATAATGCCTGCTTATGGTCTTCCGTCATCTTATCACGATTTCTATTAGCTAAATCTCCTATTGTTTTAAGTTCAGAGTCTGCTTTTACTACAGAACCTGTCATATTAGCTAAGTCGTGTTGATAATATCTATTGGTATTTTCTGACTTACATAATGTGCATAGCTGTTTATCTGTATATTCAGAAATAGAAGAGACTATGCTAAATATCTCCCCACAATCATCGCAAATAAATGTATATTCTGGCATTATACTAAGTCTCTTTGAGCTTCTTTTAACCATCTTAAATCTTTTGATTTTAAATACTTGATATATTTATTAAATATAGAAGGAGATACTTCTTTGAAGGCTTTTGTGCTTTTGCATACAGAGTTTATAAAGTGATTGTTCTTTTTATCTTTAACTGTAGATAGTATCTGTATTGGATTAAAAAGTTCTTGATCCGCATCCATTCTTATGTAATACCTATAATCGCTACCTCTTTTATCTCCAAAATGCTTAGTTGGCTTATCGGGTAGGGCTTTAGCGCATAGGTCTTCTGTTTCTAGTTTAAGTCTAGGAAAGCCATGCTCATCGACAAAATCTTCGAAACCCACAGCACAATACAAACGTTCTGTTTTTTGCTCATTCTTAGAGTTATTTGAGATAAACTCGTTTTGATCAATTCTCATTCGATTATCCTGTATAAATTTTCCACTCTTCTGGTATCTTATCTTTCATAATAGATAGTCTAGAGGTTACATGCAAGTATTTATAATTACTAAATGGTCTAATCGGTTTGTTTTGTAATTGCATTTGAGCTTGTTGTGGGGTTTTATTGCTTTTTTTAAGATTACACTTAGTACAAGCCGTAACTATATTCGTCCAAGTAGTAGGAGATTTGTCCCTAAAAGGCCATTGAGATTTTGGAATTACATGATCGTATGTTAATTCTTGCTGAGAACATCTTTTATTACAATACTGACAAGTATAATTATCTCTAATAAATAAATTTTTTCTAGAAAAATTTACAGAATGTTTATGGAGCTTTAAATAATTTCTAATTTTGATTACAGCAGGTAGGGGTGTTTGATTACTAGATCCTTTAATGAAATCTGTTTTATAATATTCTATTATATCCATAGACAAACCTCCTGTACTATGATTCAATCTATAAGACCAAATTATAGCTCTTTGCCATTCTACTATAGCGACAGGACTGTAATCTGCGTTAAGAACCAAACACGGTTTATGATCTATTCTCATATTCATCTAAGCGACATATAACGCGAGATATGATTTCGTTTCTTACGATGTCTGTAGATTCTAACTCAGCAACACCAAGACCATCAACTCCATCTAATACCTGCATTAATCTCAGAAAGCCTCCCTGTCTGTCAAATTGTAAATCTGATTGCGCGACATCTCCTGTTAGGATCATCTTGCTGTCCATACCTATTCTAGTCAATAACATTTTTAGTTGATCGTATGAGGCATTCTGACACTCATCGGCAACTATAAAGGCATTATGGAAACTTCTACCTCTCATTAGCCCCAAAGGAACTACTTCTATTCTTTTACCTACTTTTAGTTTGGCATAATGTTGCATGTGTAAAAAGTAATTAATTTCATCGAACAGAGGTAAAAGATACGGATGCAACTTATCCTCTGCTGATCCAGGTAAAAAGCCAAGTCTTTCTCCAGCTTCTACAACAGGTCTTGTGATTACAATCTTTTCGACCTTGTCATCTATGAGATATTCTAGGGCCATACCTATAGCTATATGGGTTTTACCACTACCCGGAACACCTTGACAGAAAGTAATAGTATTTTCTGCTACGGTTCTAATGTAGTTTTTTTGATTAATCGTTCTAGGTTTTAATCTATTCTTAAATCCTACAACAATTTCTTCTGGATTAATTTTATTGCTATCTAGCTTTATGGACCCTTTACGAGTTCCATTCTTTTGTTTTTTTCTCAAAGTTGTACCCTTCTAGGAATGAAATCAAATAAGACATGCACCACCTGCACAACTGATTTCCTCTATTCCTACGGTATTATCCTCTGTTTCTAATAGTTGTGTATAATCCACTTTACTAAAACTCTCGTATAAATCAGTATAAATTTTCCAATTATATACATCTTTCATACAATATGTTAGTCTCTTAAAGTCTCCTTCAAAATATTTTTTAGCGAATCTATGCATTTTGATTGCAAATAATTTTTTATCTTCAGCATCTTTGTCTGTTAATTGGTTTAATGTAATATAATCACATGCTGCCCATAAATTATTATCAAAAGCATTTAGTCCCAACTCAATCAAACCTGAACACCACAACCCAGCATCTCCATATTCTTTGACAATTTCTCTACTAGTATATACTGTAGTAAAAGGAGCCTGAGGATAGTCTTTGTCTCCGCTCTGTGGGATTAGACTAATCCCGGCAAAAAACTTTCTATTATTATATATAAATTTTGTGACACTTTCCCATTCATCTGGCTGTACAGTTACAGTATTGCTAACATTATGACTAAGAAAATCTTGAGTACATAATGATCTGTTTTTCCCAGAATGAACCCAGTTTTTTTGAGCATCTTTTACTACGCCAAGCATTTCTATAGCGGGTAGTTGGTTTTTAAGTTTAGATCCATCGGGAACCTCAATAGGGAATTTAACAACTTCGTCTGTATCATTGGCAGACCAAGAAGACTTTTCACACGCTTGAGGATTATAGCTTTTAAAATATTGGTAAGGTGGCTCTAAGATGTTTGCTTGAACATGTCTAATATATCTTTTAGCATGATGTGGATGGATGCCAGATGATGTACCTAGCATGGAACTTGAAGTACCTTCTGGTTTTAAGCAAGTTACTCTGGCTGCCTGATTAATAGAAATCTTTTTGGCGATTTCTTTGTTGGTGTCTACAGCAATTTTTGCGCCTTTCTTTAAGACCTTCTCTGTAAGTACTAATTCATGCTTCTCCATGATACCAGTTAAAGAAACTCCAAGCAAAGCCTCTCTATCAAATATTGCCTTACTAGTCTCTCCTAAATAATCCAAACCAGTAAAACCAGCTTGTAAACTACCAATGATAGCAGCAGCTTTACATCTTTCATAGAAATCTTCTTCATCGACAACAGAAGAGCAATTGATTGTAGAGAGATTACATCCTTGCCAACCAGACTTTCCTGTTTTTTCATCAACAGGCCACATACCTACTTCAACACAAGGATTAAATGTCATTTCTGTGGAATCACTCCAAATGAATCCAGGTTCACCAAACTCTTTAACAGATTCCATCAATAAAGCAAACTGCTCATAAGATGTATCGTCTTTTAGGAGTAATGCAGAATTATTGCTTCTGGCTCTTTGAGGATTATCTACATACCAATTACCGGTTTTAGCTTTAGCCATCTCTTCATCGTCTGCACTAAATAATGCTAACGACGCACTTCTGCGAACACCACCAGATAATACAGCATCGCTTGAGTGCATAATAATATCATAAGCATCAATTGGTCTGAGTTTTTTCTGTTTGTTTTCAATGCATGTCTCCAATACTTCTCTAATTTTTTCCAAACCGTTTTGCAAGGGCTCAAAACCGGGCGCCTTGCCCACACCAGAAGATAGTTGCGATCCCTTTTCTCTAATATTGCTATAGTCAAAAACAATATACTGATCTTTGTATTGTTTAAACTTATCTTCAGCAGCCTTAGTAAAATAGGAACTTAGTAGAACACCCAAAGCATCCGACCATCCTTCAATACTATCTTCTATTTTATATTTTACACCTTTCCTTTTGTCTTTTTTATTATGAGACAAATTAGGCAATTTAGCTACGTGATGTTTTTGTACACTAAATCCTGTACCACTACCACACAATAGCAACCAGAAACATTCTTGAAAGAATCTTAATCTGTCACAATAAGAACTAGTGCAGTTATAAATTTTAGCATGTCTTTTTAAGATCGGCTCTCCACCAAATTGCAAAGCTCTTTGACTTCCTAAAACTTTCTTTTTAAACATGATATCGTATGCCCAATCGATATCTTCTGACATGTTTTTATCAGCATAATATGTATGCATCATATTTCTAACACGATCTACTGCTTCTTTCCAAGTTTCTCTTCTGTTTTCAGATTCAATCCAACGGGCGTACTTGCTCACAAAAGTATAATTTTGAAGTTCATTTAATGCCGACATCCTAGCTCCTATAAAATTAAAAAGAATTGGCCTATATGGAAAGAATTGATTTTTTCATAATTTATGATAAATCATTGGTTAGAGTATGCAAGGCCATTTGATTACGTTGTTATTTTTATAATACACCACAAATTTTTACTCTTGATTTTGATTTTAAAAATCTATTTCTTGAATCCATGAAAAATTTGGTGTATGTCTTACGATTTCTATTCCTGTTAATTCCACAAATAGATCAAATCTTTTTTGTGCTTGTTTATCAAATAATTTAGTTCCGTGGCTGTTGGCCATAACAACCTTAGAAACACCAGCTTGCCATAAAGACATGATGCAATCATTACAGCATTGTCCTGTGACATAGGCGATACCATTAGTAGGTTTGTGAGTACAACTAGATAGTGCGTTTCGTTCAGCATGAATCATCCAAGCATATTTTTCTGGACGAGATGTTGGAAGTATTGTATCGTCGATATTTCTAGGAAAACCATTATAGCCAGTACCTAAAATAAGATTATCTCTATCTGTAATAATACAACCATGTTGTGTATGTATGTCGTGACTACGTTGAGAAACAACTTTTGCTAATCCTAAAAAATAATCTGTCCAGTTAGGTCTCATAATATTATGATATACGGTTATGCGTAGTTAGTCAAGTTTTAATTTTTCATGTATAATATAACCTGGAACAGGATCTTTTGTTTCATCGGCATCTCCCTCTAAGCTTAAATTACATATTAAGTTATTATAGATATAATTTTGCTTAGCTAATTGAACAATTCTCCAACTTTCCTTACAGTGACGATTTACATAGATTAAGTAAAGTGTGGGTATTAAATAATCATAAGGTAACGTCGCATTATTTTTTGTTAGCATAGGAAATATTTTCTCGCACCATTGTATGAAGGCTTGAAAATTATGATTTCCTGTATTGTATATACATGTTCCTCCGTTAATATGATGACTAAGCAAAAAATCAGGATCAACTATTCCAGCAATACCGCTATATGCAGGTCCACTAATCCAAAAATTGCCACAACTATTTACATAATTAGCTATTGCTGAAAGCCAATTATTCTTGAGATATGTATCTATTTCTAAAAACAAACACGTATTATATCTTTTCATTAAATCTATACAACGGAAAAATACATAGTTAGGACCAGATTTTAATCCGTATTCTAAACTAATATTATCTAAATTGTCAGGCATCTCATTGAAATAAAAATCTTTGTTTTCTGGAATCTCTATGGTTAAAATATTAACATCTTTGAAAAAGCCCTTAAGTATATCGATATGTTCTGAGCTAAAATTGAACACAGAATTAGAAGATATAGCTATATTTAGATCTATGCTTTTAGCAAGCTTGTTGTCTAAGTCGCAGGATTCAAAAGATTTAATTATTTGATTTACAAAATGATTTACCTCAGCACTTTTTTCGCTCCCTGTATGTAAAACATTAATAGCCTCTAATTTGTTCTCTTGTCTTTTAAAATCAGGTATTGGAGGAGCAGTTGCATTTTCTAAATCAATTAGAATGTTTTGATCGTCGACTGCTTTGCTTAATTCTGGATTATTAGCTAAAAATGTTTTATAGTCATATTTGTTAGGTCTAAAACTATTCTTAAATGTTATTTCTGTATTTAAAAAATTAGACAATAATTCAGGAGCTTTATCTAAATCGTTGTAGTTTAAATCTAAATAAGGTATATTATTTTTTTCTAAGTATTTGTGAGCTATTGCAAAAAGTTTATGTTTGTGCATAGTTTGTCTGATAATGTCTTGCGTTTCTCTTGCACTAGCTACTAAATTTGTATCTTTTGAGGATCTCTTAAGTACGCTCCATCCATATTTTCCTGCATTGAGCCAAGAAAAAGCATAAGAAACCATATCTCTATCAAGAAATATAACTTTGTCAAATTCAGCAAGGACATTCTCTAACATTACTTTATTTTGCATCGAAGGAGCATCTATTTGTTGTGCAAAAATTTTATATCCTATAGTTTCAATAGTTTGAATATTATTAAACTTTTTAGAGATATGTTGAAAGTAATCTATCTCGTTTTGTTTTCTTTGTTGGTTATACTGTTCACAATCTGTTAGATTTAAAACTTGCCTATCTACAATCTTAGTAAAGCATTCATGATAGTGTTTGTCAACACCCTCTCCTAAAGTTAACAATTCATAACACATCCTAATATCTTCATTCTTATTAATGTTATCAATTAAAAAAGTTGTGCCATGTCTGGGATTACTAAGCAATAATATTTTTGTTGGTAGCATATTAACCTAACTTTCCAACGAATTCATTAACTTTACCGATAAAAGTTTCCATACTAAAACTATTAATATTCAATTGTTTCAAATATTCGTGAGCAGAAGCCACAGAGCTTTCTGACAACAAATCCTGTATTTCGTCTGGATAGTCATAATATAATGGATAATCAGAACCTAAGTATTCTACACAAGCATCTAACCTATTAATTACTATTGGACAATTTCTTTGAACGGAATTAATAATAGCATTATTAGCTGAAGAGTCATATAAATTAACAAATATTAAATTCTTGCTTAATATGTCGTTTAGTTCTACATCAGAAAGTCTAGGAGATATTTCTGTATTAATTATATCAATACCGTGATAGTACATATCCTCTGTAAAAACATAACCTTTATATCCAGACAAGCCCCCAAAAACAAAGACTTTTTCAAAGTCAGAAACATTAAGCCTTTCAAAAAAACCAAAATTTCTATTGAACCAACCTAAATTAATAAGTTTTTTATTTTTATTGTTCAGGTACTCATCTAAATTGAATTGTGTAGATTCTGGGTCTAGTACAATAGGATGATGAATGGTGCATTTAGGTATGTCTTTTGTGTATTTACAATTAAGACTATTCAATCTTGTGCTATCTGAAGTATAGATTATACCTTTGCAATTTTCTAATACATTACTTTTATGTAGAATACGATTGAAAAAATTACTTTCAGGTAATATATTTTTTGAAATTTTACGATAATATTGCGGCACAAAATTGACTAAATGATCTATTCCCACCCAAGGCTGCTCAAACACTTCGTATTGTTTTGCTAAAAAAGTTTCCCAAGTAAATGTTATTAAGTTGATATTAGCAGTTTTCGATTCCTGATATTTGTCTAATAAATTATTAACGGTAGACCAACCTCCCATTAAATGGTTTTTATTATACATACTCCCTATTGTTTTAAAGTTTTTAACAATATCCAAGCTATTTGTTTGTTCTAACATTTCTAAAGACCAAATAGGAATATCGTTATTATATGTTTGATTATGACTTTTATTGACTATGGCATAATCTATTTTAGAAGCGCTGTAATCACGAGAAGGATGTATATAACACATACCCCCAATTACTTCATCATCACTAATTGTATAGGATCTATGTTGACTATAATGTAAATGTTCTGTTATAATATTAAAACAAGGATTTTTTATAGTCCAACCATTTACAGCAAAAACAAACGCTATTTTGTTGTCGCACCTAGCATGTCCCGTCCTAATTTTTGTATCATTAATAAACTTAATGTTTCTAATGTTTTCAACTTGAAAAGCCCAAGTATCCTGAGACCAATGAGGTTTAGAGCAGAGTTGATTTTGCTCATATCTACTCAAGCAAATTAATGTCGACTCCCCTTCTGTAAAATAATCAGATAAGATATTTATTGTATCATCAAATATGATGTCTGCGTTACCAAACAACGAAATATCTGTATCGTTCAAATGTTTTTGTGAGTGAGATATCCAATCAAAATAAAACGGTTTATGACTATTGTGAATAATCTCATAATTTTTATTACGAATAGATTTGGGTAGTTCTGTGTCTGTATCTACAAATATATAAACTTTCGCAAAGTAAGAGCTGTTTATATTTTTTGTTAATGCAATGTCGATCTCATGCTGTCTTTGTATATTACTAGATTTATAATATGTTGTATATAAAATTAGTTTTTTTTTATCAGTCTCAACGTTTAAATCGTAAGCGGGTCTTGTTTTTTGAGATCTGTGATCTAAATGAATACAATTGATATTAGGAAACAAATTTACAAATTCAATATTATGTTGTTGACAATACTTCTTAAATAATCTGTCGCAATTTTCATATCCTAAATTTAAGTTTATATTACTGTATTCTATGGCATCAATTTTATCTTTATATATCCAGCAATCATGAGAATAGAGAGGATTAATGTCTATTGAGTCATCCGAAAACCTTTCTTTACTGGTAACTATATTACCATTTACATCTTCGTCTTTCCTTGTGACTGCTAGTATTCTATTATTATTAAACGATGCTTGTTTCAATGACACTACTGTTTCATCAAGATAGATATCAGAATTACATAAAATTTTTATACTGTCTGCATAGTTCATGTCTGCAAACTGCATCCATAAACCGTAGTTCATTCTTTGATTAAGAGGAACTAATTTAACTTTTTCATTTTCAATAATAGACTGATGTAATTTATGCTCTGAGCCAGCTTCATAGAATATATTAATAATATCTATATATGGATTGCTGATATTCCTATGTAAACATTTAGTTCTATTTATAAAAGTATTCGGATCGTCATACCATTGTACAAATAAAACTATATTATCGTTAGAGTCACTTTGTTTATCAAAGTATCCTAAGACTTCATCTTGAGACTTTTTATAAATTCTATTTTCTTTTTTACCATAAGTAACATAGTGGTATTTAGCTAGTTTTTCTGTGTTGATCCCCGCTTTGACAAGATCAGGATGAGAAGATAGATAAAACTCCCAATCAAAATCTTCTGGAATATTATACGTCATTATTATACCACTCCAGAGTCATATCTAGTCCTTTGTCTATATTTACTTGATTTTGCCAGCCTAAATAAGACATAGCCTTATTAGCATTTATACATCTTCTAGGTTGTCCGTTTGGTTTGGATGTATCCCAAGATATTGAGCCATTAAAGTTCATTTTATGTACAAGTTTATTGACAAGATTTTTTATGGTTATTTCTTCTCCAGAACCAAGATTAATTGGGCTAGGTCCTGTATTTACGTTTATGCTTTTAACAATTGCCTTAGCTGCTTGATCTGCATATAGAAATTCTCTACTTACAGAACCATCTCCCCATATAACAACCGTGTCTTCCCCATTTTTATTTGCATAATCAATTTTTTTAATTAGGGCAGGTATAACGTGACTTGAATGATCTTCAAAATTATCATAGGGACCATATAGATTTGATGGCACTAAAATCGTACTATTAAAACCATACTCTTTATTATATGCGTCCAACATAACGAATAAAGATTTTTTCGCTACTCCGTATGGGGCATTAGTTTCTTCTGGATATCCTTTCCATATATCTTTTTCTTGAAAAGGAATATTGCACAATTTTGGATAGGCACAGACAGTACCAATCAGTATGAATTTTTTAACATTATTCAATCTAGCTTGCTCTATTATATTTAGACCCATAGACATATTATCGTAAAAATACCTACCGGGAGATCGCATATTAGCGCCTATACCACCACATGTTGCGGCTAAGTGGATAACAGTATCTGGGTTAACGGACCTAAATAAATCATTGCATTTTGACAAGTTTCTTAGGTCGTAATCTACTTTTCTGGGGATATAAATATCTTTGTAATTATTCTCTAATAAATTTTTATATACATGTTTACCCAAAAAGCCTGAGCCACCTGTTAATAATATCCTATTTTTGTGCATCAGCTACTAGCGTATTATTTGAAATATATTTGTATTTTTTAATTACCGGATTGGTTAAATGAAACCACTCTATCTCTATGGCTTTATCAGAACGAGATAGAATTTTACCACAGACATTGATATCTTCGTGAATGTAGCAAGAAATCTCATCGTACAATAGTATTATATGAAGTTTATTGTTTTGCGCAAGTGGATTAAGTATCTTGGTCGCTTCTAGTGCTGAAGGAATTATTTTTTGATTATTATCTAATACAATATACCCGAATAGTCTTTCTAGACTGTGTGCATATGTTCCTTTTTTAACATCACTAATTTTGCCTTTTTCTTTTTTTAATTTTGGCCTAATTAAGGATAATGTATCACTATTAAAATAAGAACGAAAAGTAGAGATTTTACCAAAAAACATATTACCTCCACAGAATTTTTTATTCTTTACTTTCTCATATGGAATAGATAGTATATTTTCTGATATGTCTTCTATAATACTTTTGTTTGTATGTTCCATATCACTCAGAATTAAATTAGAGCATGTAAGAGCACCACACTTATTGTCTTTAAGTTTGTCTAAATTTTTTAGAAAAATAGACCTACTACCCATAAGATTATGTAAAAGTATAATTCTCCAATTAATCTTTCCTGCAAATAAACTTTTTTTAGTGTGTATCTTTAAGAATGTATCATGCTTAAATCTAGAAGGGCTTAGACTGTTCAACTGCTCAAGAAAAGGGAGGACATCTCCCCCCATATTGTCGTGATATGTTATATTATATACATCAAAAATAGTTGCTATACTATCTTCAACTATAAAATTTTGTTCATTATTTTTATAAAGACCTATATGTAATTCAATAAGGTCTTGTATTGGTATTAATAGAGACAGTATTTCTGGCCATAAATCGACATGATACAACCACAATAATACTGGAACTCTATTTTTCATTTACTAATTTATTATATAATACTAAAGCTAAAACAGCACCAGCTATTCCCATGAATATGCCCGAAGGCTCTAGTGCATTATACTGCCCCAGTAGATATAATACAGCGCCGCCCATGTATGAGCCAGCTACTCCTAATGCTATTGTCTTAAAAAAGCCAAAATTTTCTTCTCCAGGAACAATGCTCTTAGCAATAGCTCCGACGAATATACCATATACACACCATATAATTATACTAAACATTTAAAGCCTCCAGAATTGATGAAAGTTCATCATCCGTGATATTCTCTCCACTATTTAAAATACTATCTACGATATTTGCACCATACTGTTTGTATGTTTCTTTTTTTAGTTCTCTTCTCATAACTTTGCGAATACGCATTTTAGTAAACCATCCACGTTTACTAGATAAAGTTTTAATCTGATCTTTTAGAAAAGAATGTTTTTCTTCATCAGACATTTTGTTTAATTTGCTACTATTGCACTCTTGAATTACTCTAATTGAATTTAAAATTATTCCAATTATCATAATAGTTAATAGAATACTACCATATTCTTCACAGCCTGTTAATCCTGAATCATTTGCTATCTTGTTAGATAGGCTTTCCAATTGTTTATTGTTTTTCATTAGAATGTACCACTAGGAGAAGTGAAAAAATCTCCAGTAAGCATCCATTCATTACTGGAAAATTTAGTAATTTTACCTACGCCATATTGCCTGGTTAAATCTACATGATTACCCATGCTTCTTATATATACCCCAGATGGAGATAAAATTCTCACATCTGAAGTAGAACTAGTATTAAATACATCTATATGATCACCTATATTTGCGCTAGTTGATGCGGCAGATGTTATAGTTACTGTAGACGGCACACTTTTATTGACATTAATGATATTGTTAATATCGTTAGCTGTGGTATCGTAATTTAACTCGGTAGCGACTGCTCGTAAATTAGTCGTCTGTTTTATTAGCTGTTTTTTTATGCCAGAAACAGGAAGTTTATACGTTAAATCATCAGAGCTAACAATTAGATTATCTGTATTTAAAACTCCTGTAGAAGCAGGTAAATTTTTTATTCTTATACTACTCATTTAAGTATCTCCGATATTATGGTTCATAGAAAATAGATTGTGGGGCTGAGTAACAAGGATCTTCTGGATCGTCTGAAGTGACGGTATCAACACTGCCTTCGTTACATACTAGACATGGGTCGGTAGTATCATATGTCGGCCGCACACCTTGACGAGAGTTGCCCCATCCACTACCACACTCTTGACACTGATTAGGATCTGCACATCCAACAAATATTACTCCGTATGGAGGATTTGGATCTGTTCCTGTGCAGCATGTTGTTCCTGAAGGACATTTCTCTTTACCTTCGCAGTCCTGACATATCGGTTCATCTTCTGCGCCACTGTCTCCACAGCATTGTCCAGGATCTAAGCAGTCTCCATTACAGCAGCTTTCGTCTGTACTGCAGATAATTGAGTACGTATCACCGGGACAGCAAACATCTGCGGGAGATGCTGTTTCAGCTCCTGTTTGGCAGCATGTTTGTCCTTCGTCTAAAGTAGAGGTAAATAATGGCATCTGTGGTTCGTCACTCAAACTAGGATAAGAAGGATTATCTACGACTTCACACTCCATACATGCTAATATTGCATCGACACTTCCGTTATAGGGAACACAAGATCCCGATGTTTCATAATCATCAGCTTCAGATGTACAATGAGGACAAGGAGGTATTATACATGAAAACGTGTCGTATGTAATTTGAGTTGGAAAAAGAGGATCATTAGAATAGTCGTCCCAAGTACTTGTTCCTGATTTAGTACATACTTTTGGAGGTATGCATATGTCGGTTATCGTACCTTCTTCACATTGTTTACATCTAGGATCATATTTAACGCCCTCACAACACGCTATAGTAGGGTCATTAGGATTGTAAGGAACACCAGCTGTCGTACCAGTAGAAGGACTTGCAACACCTATGCATTCTTCACAGTATTTAGGATTAGCACATGTGACAGTCTTATTACCTAGAGCATCAAAACTTGTACAACAAACACCTCCTGGAATTGCAGCACAAGGATGACACGCAGCATTTTCTTTGTCACTAGGATATCCAACACATGTTCCGTCACAGCATACTTCACAACCTCCGCATTCTGCGCTTGTTTCGCAGTTACAGGCCGTACAAGCATTGAAAAGACTTGGACCTCCTATCCCAATAGATGCTGTAGTGGCGACTCTGTATTCTTTTGTCTTATAGTCTACTTCACAATAGTATTCGCATTTTGTGTTTTTCCTCCAATCTTTCTGGAGACTGTCTATTCTAAGATAATACGGGTCGGGATCATTGTCATCAGCTATTTTTTCGATTGCTGCGTCTAGTGTGTATAAACCTTCCGAAGAACTTGGTCTACTTGCAACAGGAGCAACTATAATGACAGGAGCATCTGCTATAGGAGGAGAATCTGTTCCGCAGTGTTCTACACAACTATAAGTTTCTGTTCCTCCGCCAATGATTTGATAGTAAGCATTTCCCTCAAAACATTTGACACTAGGATCAATGTCGTCGCCGTCATAACAAGTTCCTCCATTTATACAAGGACCCCAATCGTCACTTCCTAGATTTAATGAGTGTATATCGCATATGTCTGAATCTGGTTCCATATATCCTGTTGTGAAAAAGAGTGAATCATTAGCATTATGATTACCTTCTGAATTATCCTGAAGTGTTAGCTCGTATGTTGTATTTGATTCTAATTTGGGTCGACCTACAAATCTAGCGTACAGCTTGCCATCAGACTCTGCGACTACGTTGACCGAAATAATTCCATTATAAGTTAAGCTCGGAGCAGCTACAGACGTACAATCCGGACCAGCACAACCTCCTCCATACTCAACAGATGTGTTCCCACTTTTATCTGTACATGAACAGCCTCCTTGGTACACATATTTATTTCCGTGACATTTATGTTGTTTAGTACTTGATGTAAGAGTAAGTAGGGTTTTAAACCGTGTGCTACTAGTTCCTGGACAAATCTCTGGATTGCACCATTTTCTCGGTGCAATGTTATATTCTTCTCCCGGACAGCCTCCTTTATGATTCTTGACATCAGGGCAATCTCTGTAACTGGTTGCACTTCCAGCATCAGCACACAACAGTGCCTTACCTCTCTCAGGATCAGCTATAGGATCTCCGCAACTACCGTAGTCAGATAATCTACTTACCGAATCACTAGGGGCTAGAGTTTGAACACCTCCTACACACCATTTATAATGACCATTTCCTATTTTGGTATTAAACCAATCTCCAACCTCCCGGTTAAGTGTAAACAAAGCTTCCTCTTCTACTATACACTTTCCAGCACAAACTTCTATTCCATTACAAACAAAGTCACTGCCGGGGAAAATAAATTCTTCTTTTTTAACACAGTAATCAATCTTGACACCACAAAAATAGTTGACTCGTCTTTCATAGCATGTAGTTGTCAGATAACCAGCACCACCTGTAGGACTATCTGCTCCGATAGTGACAGATTCTATATTTTGTGTGTTCTCTATAGATTCTTCATATTCTGAATTTAGCTCTAGATTGTCTAATTGATTATTAAAATTAATTTCGTCGCCAAGTTGTTCTATGATATCGTTTAAGGCCATATCTACAATAATATCTTCTAAATCTAGATTATGATTAATAGTTATTGCTTCGCTATACCATACCTCAGAATCGTCATCGGCTTGATTGGTTAAAATAATATTGTCGCTAGTATTAGAAACAATGTTTTTAGTATCAGAACTGTTACTCAACAAAGAAGAAGAATTTCTGTCTACAGATACTTTTAATTTATATATGTACTGAATGTTTAATGTGTTCACATCTAGTGACAAACTAGGACTATTTTGATTTAAAGTTTTAAATGTTTGTCCCCCATCAGCTGAATAAAGCCAAGCATAGCTAGCCGTCCCGTCAGCAGTATTTAATAAAAGTTGTTGACGATCAGCATTTAGATAATATATGTTAGATGAAAGCTTAATACTTTCTATAGAAGATAAAAGGCTGGGAGATTGTTCTATGTCGATATATAAAGTATTATAAGAACTCATGTGTAAAAAATCCTGTTGTTTATTTTAGCTCTAAACTGATAATTATCCAATAAAGTAACTTTTACTCCGCTAGCCACCAGCACATTATTGCCCGAAGTGTTAGGCACACTACTATATATATTTGTAGTAGAATTATACTGTTCCCAGGTAATATCTTCTACAACAAAAGTATCTTTAGTGTTTTCTACAGACACATATAGATCGCAATAGTATATACCCCCACTTGTATAATAATTGTTGTATCGTCTATGTAAAAATATATCGTTTTGTGGATCATAAAGATTTGAATTACTATATGAAACAGAATTAATAGTTGGTTCTATACTATTTGAAGTTATATTATTACGAAGAGGGTAGGCTTTATATCTAATAAATTTATTATATTCTCCACTACTAAGAGCTAGAATGCAATCTGTACCAGATATTGATCCTCCGCTTTGAATATTATAATAATTTTTATCATCATAAGAATATTGCCAACTAATTAAATTACCAGAAGATCCTAATTGAATAGCATTTCCTTCTGATGTGATGCCATTTACTCCAGTATGCATGATTGTTTTTTTAAACAGTCCTGATCCATTATGATTTAATCTTTGAACGTACGCTTGGTTGTTTAATGGGGGACGACGTAATATTCCTCCCTTTCCTCTAGATTGGAACCTAAATAATTGGGTTGATTCGCCCTCGTCGTTTAATGGTGTTTTAAATACAACTCTTCTATCAATCAAATCATCAATATCAGAAGATTCAATACCTGAAATATAAATAGAACTATTATTAAAAGTACCACTAAAAAGATCTTTAAAAGATTCTCCACTAGCTTTCTGAACAGTAAAAGAGATAGGTAAATCTGATGAGCTGACAACAGATACAGGCAGCAACACTTCTCCTGACACAGGTTTAACTGCTGTGGTTCCTGCTATTAAAGGCTTTGTTATGTTGATATTATCTTTAACAATTTCTCTATGATCTCTATAATAACTATTAACAGGTCTGAGGCCTCCTAAAAGTTTGGATAAATCTTTCCAGAAATTATCATTAGGAGTGAGTTCTTGTTCTGGAGAAATTTGCGCTGAAGGAAGCTGACTATCACTAAATAAGAAGTCGGATATCTCGTAATCATACTCTTTCAATATAGGATTAATACCATCTGTTGTGCCTCCAACTAAAAGTCTTCCTAAAGACCAGACTGAATTAGGTTTAGTAGTACCAGGTTCTGCTTTCCTATAATGTTCTATTAGAGATTTATAGACCCAATATAAAACACCTCCAATTTTTGCGTCTTTATCTATTTTTCCTAGCCAATGAAAAGAGCCCTCAAAGAATGTTGAAAATCCATCTAAAGAAACTGATGTTGTATTTTCGGTTTCTTTTGCTGTGAAGGAGAATAAATCTAAAATATTAAATGTTGATTGCTTGAAACGTATTCCTATAGGTAAAGGATCTTTAATATAAAAAAGCTGGGCTTTAGATTTAAAAGAATCTAGAGTAGTTTCTGTTCCTCCAGCAACATTAGTAGGACTAAATTTAAAGTCTTTTTCAATGTCGTTATTAACTATAGTATCTTTGTCATATTGATAATACCGAACCTCTTTCTCTGTTTTGTAATACCTGGTAGGTTCTGCAGCAAATACTTCTTTTAAATGATTGAATTTCCCGTAATAAGCATTCCATAAAACCCATTCTGATGTAATTAATCCTCCACCATCATTTACATAGTATTTTAAAGCTAACTGCTCTGCTTCGGTGAATTGTCTAGAAGACCAATTATATCCTTGGTTTAATATTACTACATCCACATTGGCTAATGTGCTTTTTGATATTGCACTAGCACTACCTATAATTTCATAACTAATTCTCAGATTTACAATTCGGTCGTTTCCATTTTGGATTTGTAGTTCGGTTGGGAGTTTAGATAATAAATCAGTATCTACAGACGAACTACCTGTAGTTGTAAAACCTACTTTGATAGCGCCATATTTTTTCTTACTACATCTAGCTATACAATTACTAATAAAGTTTTTATAGTTATTATTAAGTAAGTTATCACCGTGTAGAGGATTACACAAATTAATACAGTAACCTTGTCCATAATCTATACCTGCTCCAGCGGCAGAAATATTATTCGACAAAGATTGCACTCCGGCGGATTCGTTTATAGTAAATGCTGTTTTTTTGTTTTCTGATAAATTAAAATTTGTTAGAGCGTTTTGTTGTAATATGTTGTTTTTAAATAAAGAAACGTTTTCTATGGCAATACTGTAAGGTTTAGTCTCATTATTCTCTGGGGCTCTGATCATATTTAGAACCAAGTCATATTTGTCGCCATTAGATTCTAAGCTTAAAAGTTTAAGATTAATTCTTCTATTTTTATTTTCTAGAATTTGAGGACAATTACTAAAAAGACCCAAGGTCAAACCTTTACAGGTTCTAATATGAAAGTGATTCATACTATATATTTTGGAGCTATAGTCAGAATTAGTAGTTTCTGGAAGATTGATTTTGTCGAGTAATGAAGCTGTTTCTGAGAGAACGGTGTGTCCATCCTTAGACGCATTTACTCTATACTTAGCACCAATAGTCTGATAGTAATTCTGCCAACTTGTTTTACTGCTAGCTTCTTCGTCTTTTATTAGATCATAAACAGATAATTTGTTTTGTCCACTAGGATGGGTAGCAACAGGTTCCCAATTAATATTATCTATTGTTCGTTCCCAAGCGTAGCTAATTCCGCTTGACTCGAAAAAAGTAGTCGGAATACCATTTGCATCTAATCCTGTGCTTGATATAGTTACATCAAATTCTGCTCTCGCTTCTTGAGATTGAGTGTCTATATAGTAATGCTGTGGTTGTCTCCATATTTGTATAATTGGCACATTTGTATCAATGTTGGCTTTGACGGCATTAGAGAATATTGTATTGATAATGCCTGAATAGTAGTAGCTATTTACTTTTAATTTATATAGCCAATTTTTATTGGCGGAAGATAGTCCTGTAAGAGTTAATCCTGATCCTGTTTGCGATGGTAAGTTATAGTACTTATCACCGTCGTTATCTGAATACTGCCATTGAAAAGAAGTTGTAGCACTATTGTCTACAGAAACTGTCGGACTTAGCGAAAGATTTCCGTCGTCTATAGAAATGTTACTGGGTAATTTGCCAAGAGATATATCTGGAAAGACTGTAAGTTTAGCGGAATTACTGTACCTATATTTGGCGCTACCATCTCTGTTGACTCTACATCTATAAAGATTATTGTCTTGATGTCTTTTGATTCCACTTAAGTTTAAAATAGTTCCTGTATAATTAATATTGGAGTAGTTATCTCCTCCGTCTTTAGATACTTGCCATTGATAATTAATTGACATTATTCTGCACCTATAGAAAATGTTGCTGTTCCACTACCTGAAATAGTAGTGCCTGTGGGCTGTGTTGTAATATTGATATCTGTCAGTATGGTAAGTGTTGCTGCGTTTGTTTCTGTAGTAAATACTTCATTGGTGATTTGACATCTGTATTGATTATTGTGTTGAGCGGGTGTGAGATTATTTAAGAATAAGTAGGATGTTGGATTAGATTCCTTAGACGGCACAGATAAACCACTTATTGTAATAAAATTCCAGTCAGAACCTCCATTGTCAGAGTATTGCCAAGAATAATAATGAGTAGAATTATTATCTGTACTTGTACGCAACATTACACTTTGTGTTTGTTCTATATCTATTGTTTGGGACTCAGGATGGGTCAGTATAGATATTGGTCTAGGAGATGTTGTTGGTGTGGGGGTTGGTGTTTTGGTAATAGTAGGAGTGGGCGTTACTGTAGAAGTAGCGGTTGGGGTGACAGTGGCTACTATTGGAGTAGATGTAACACTTGGTGTTGGCGTAGGGGTTGCAGACCTGTTGGGTGTTGGTGTTGGGGTGATCGACACGCCGCTTTGTGCTACAACAAGTACACTCATTAATCTAACTCCACAAGTTTAGAAAGTTTACCATTAAGAGCATTTGTTAAAGAATAGACATTTCTTTTGTCATTTTCTCTTACAACAATAGTGTCCGTAGATTGATTTACAGACAATACATCATCAAACAGAGATATAGTGCCTAGTAAAGTAGAACCGCTATATAATTCGACATTGCCCGTTTCGGAAGTCTTAGTGTAATTGTTGCAAAACAAGTCTATGTGTTCATAATAGTTTTTGTTATCTGTTAATGTTGTGATAGAATTATCTGATAAGTCTATTTGAAAATTGTCTTGAACATTATTTCCGTCTAAAGGTCTAGATGCTATAAAGGTGCCGTTTTTGTTATTGAATAAAGTTTGCACTGTATTGCTCAAGGTAGCCAGCAAGGTCAAGCTATTGTTGCTAATAAATATTTTTTCGCTTGACCCACATATAAATTTGTTATTGATGTTGTCATATTTAATATCGTCTACAGGATATGGTATTGCGCTGTCTAATGTTCCATAAACAGAGCTTGTATTATTTGTTAAATCAATTTGATAAATCTTGTTGTCTAATAAGGTAAAAATAGTATCATTGTCTTTAAAAAAGATTTGATCCCATCTGTAACCAATATCAATTTCAGATATATTAAAATCAGCATCTATATATTTAATATTATTGTTATTACAACACACATATATATAATTATTATAACTAAAAATATAATGCTCGTCAAATACAGAAAAAACACCTATTCCCAAGTCTAATTGTGATTTTAATGTAAAGTTAGATGTACTAGGGTACGGTAAGTCAGATTGATATATCCCTAAAGTTTTATCTTTTAACATGGAATAGAGGGATGAGAATGTTTTTGAATCAAACCGTCTTAATGGCTTAAATTTATTTAATAAATTATTTGCTTGAGTCTTGATGTCCTGACTAGATATCTTAGCGTCACGACCTTCTCCTTCACCGAATGGATACCTAACGGTAACTCCACCATGATCTATAGACTTACTAGTGTCTATTTTTTGTATATCTGACATTATCTAGATAGTCCTTAAGTATTATAGGTGATTACAGAATAAAATACACCGTACTACTCGCAGTATTGACAGCTTATTTTAGCTATTCCATCACCACTAATATACCAACCTTTTCCTTTGCAAACAGGACAATCTTTTCTTTTGTATTTTTTCACAACATCTTTTTGTGCAGCTACTTTGGCTCCAACCAAAGCAACAATAGCTGTTGTGCTATAAGAAGGTGGATCGACTATATTGGTAAATAAAAACTGGCCAAATATTAAAGGCAAGCTAATAATTGCACTAAGTAAGATTTTGCTCATAATTTTATTTCATCCATTTTTTAAGAAAGTCAAGCACAGGGCGTTTTCTCTCTCTAGGAGTTATGCTGTCAGATTTACTTGGGGCAAACATTTTTAATATAGCTAATATAAAACTAGTAATGGTTTTAATTAAACTGTTAAGTGCAATCTTATCTAATAGTCTCATAAATAATCTCCGAAGCCATAATCAGGAAGTTTCTGTGGAGGAAATCCATTAAAATCACTAAAGGCATAAGCCCCATTTTGTCGAAGCATCCCTTCTGCAACATCAGCATGTATTAAAAAAGAACCATCAGGAATTGGACCCCATTCTGGATGCCCTCCGCTATTAAATTTGCCCCAGCTGTTTTGTATAAGAAAAGCAGGTTCTTTACCAGTATCGTCACAGGCCGTCCAGGACATTGCGTGATTCCAGGACCCACTTTTTCTAGCGAATCCCTTGCTATCTCTTTTGCTGGAAAATCCATAATTACTACAAACACTTAATCCATACCCATTAGCCAAAGCATCTCTAGCTTCTTCAACAGTTCTTATTAGGGAAGCTGTTTTTACTTGATGATCATCTGCTTTGTCTATAACTTTATCTGGTAAACCTCTAGAGCCCCATTTAGCACCCATAGAGCCATTGTATTTAGAAAAGTTAGCAACACCAGGATAATTTTTTCTAACTAATATTCCTCCCGACTGAGTAACAAAAGTAGCTGCACGACTACAGCTCATTCCTTGGCCACCGTGACCTCTGCATCCATATATAGCTTCAGTAGCACCTCTAGCAATCCAACTTTCTTTGTCTCCCTTAATGTCAATTTCTACTGCTCTCGTTATGTCACATGCGTTTCGAGTTGCGTGAGACACACAATCTCCTGTAGTTTGTCTCTCTATATATGCATTTTTGTCAAATTTTAATACAGACATAAAAGGAGTTGATAGTTTACCTTTTCCGCTATTTTTAATTTTTTTAGCCCCGTCTTTAAAATAACCATATCTTGAGCTATCTATTAGTTCTGCAAAAACGTGTTCTTCCCACAGACATCCGTTATATCCTTGTCTGTAAGCGTCATATAAATTTTTTGGAGTCATTCTTGGCATTATTTACTACCCTCCCAAAATGCCCAGCTTAATGCCCGAAAAGCCTCTACAGCTTTAAGCCTAAGTTCTTTATCTAAAATCACATCGTCGTCACCTATATTGGTCACAACAAGATCTTTAGCTAACTCAGCAAGATTAGGATATTTATCTTTTATATCTAATCTTAACATCTTACCAGCAATACTATTTACTTCTCTGATTGTTGATGTGTCAGCAATTACTAAGTCTGTTTCGTCTAATTCTATTAATGTCGCAATATCACAGTATAAAGAGGATAGTTTTATACAATCGCTTTTTCTAGTAGAATCATCAGAAGCAAGTAGTACTTCAGTAATAGCTCTAGATTTATTTAACAATACTTCATTCGCAGGAGCATCTGTAACATGATTAGATGTTACGCATACAGTATTACCACCTACAGGCAAAGACAAATTAGATAAATCGGGCTTAAATACGCCAAATAATACTAATACGACTCCTACAAATAATAATAATTTATTCTGCATCTTTATCCTCCGAACATATTGTTGGACTTAAGTAAGGAAACATTTGATCAGCTACTTCAACTGCTTTCTTACAACCGCTAAGTTCTGCTAGGTCTCTTGTTTGCTTCCAAGACACAACTAAATCAAAAAATACATTTTGAGTCTTCACAGGAGCATTTTTCATACTATCTGGCAATGGAACAGATACTGTGGGTTTCCCATCTTGTCCTAAAGAAGACTTTGCTTTATTTACTAAATCTACTATAATTTTCTGAACAGGACTTAGCTTATCTTTAAACAAGACCCATAAAACTATGCCTACCCCAGCATATAAAGCCAAATCCATCGGGCCTAAACTGCTACTAAATTCCTCAAAACTTTGGCTAAAATTCATAATCTATCCCTTTCATGGAACATAGGAAACTTTTACAACTTCTTTACTATAAGGATTTTCATCTAGTTTTTTCTTTAGAAAAATACCTGTCTCTCTAAATGTTGTGACTAACGCATCAATTGTTGCGCTTACCAGAACCATTAAAAATGCCTTGACACTCTTATGTATAATAGGTTCTAAAATATTAGGAACAACAGGAATATCAACAGCTGAAAATATTTTATCATAAAAATCAGATAATAATTCCATAGCTATGGTCTTTTTTTCTGGACCTTCTAGATCTGAACCGAATTTTTCAATGGTTTGAATTAGACTTGCTGTGGCTACCTGAAGGATTTTCCACGCTTCACCAACAGCAAATCTTTTTACATTATCTAGGCTAGTTTTTACATTGTCAATTAAAACATCGAATTCTTTAGCTATTAATTCTTTACTATTCATATTTTAACCCTCATACCGTGACATATTTGCTAATATCGGAAAAGACACTATCTCCAATACCTTTTATTTCAATCAATTCATTAATATTGTTAAAACTGTTATCCTTCCTGAAATCAATAATTTTTTGAGCAAGTTGGGGTCCTATATGGGGAAGCTGTATTAGTTCTCCTAAATCTGCTGTGTTGATATTTACAATTTCGTGTTGTTTCCCTACTCCGACATAATCTTCTAATTCTTTGCGTAAATTATCTTGTTCTTTTTGCTTGGTCTTTTCAAACTCTATTTTTTCTATTTTCCTTTTGTTTAAGTATCTAGAAAATACCATAAACTGACCACCCAATAAAATAATACTCTCAACGACATGAGTTCCCACACTAATTAGGTCGTCTTTAGTATCTGGTTCTGTAATTACGCCTACTATAAATAAACCACTTATAACAAAACTAACGATAGTAAACCAAAATTCGCTTGTTTGATATGATTTTTTCATAATAAATCACCTTAAATACTATTGTAAATAATAGTCACGATCATCAAATCGACCAGAATATTTAACCTCTATTTGATCATCGGTAATACCAGATGTAGCATAAGTATTATCTACATCATAATTAGCTGTTCTAATTCCAGCATGCAAAATCATACTACCATTTTTAGGCATGCCTGAAGGAAAAACATTATCACTAGAAAAAGCAACATCTGTAGTAGCCATTTATTTTATCTCCATCTAAAAGTTTTGTAAATTATGTTCTTTCTATTCTGTTTTCCAATGCTTCGAGAGTTTTACTCAGCATTGCGATCTGAACTTTAAGTTCACTCATTACCTCTGTATTTTTATTAAGGGCTCTAAATAATGTAGCACTATCTGCTTTATGATCCTCTAACCTAGCCATAATAAATTCTCTATCTTTCATGTATTGACTTTGATGATTTATCATTTCTTCTACTTCTTTTCTGCTGACTAGATTTCGAACGAAAGTAGTCCAGAAACCAATAAGTGCGATTATAACACTAGCCATGTGTGTAGTAAAGTTTTCAAAAAAATGACCTAAAGTATTAGGATCTGCCATATTATGTATCTCCAATAAAAAAGGACGGCATATAAACTATACACCGTCCTTGATCATTAAGTTATGAAGTTTAAAAATTAGCCAGTCTTTTCATCAGCAGTCGAGTAATAACTGTCTACAACAGGGTTTGAACCGCTTGAAGGTCCGCCCAGTTTGTATACTAAATTACCAGGAGTTGCTCTAGATACTCTAGCAGCATTGTCGTTGCCAAAAGCATCTGTAGCTGTAGTAGGATCTGGATGAAAATTATATCTGTCATTATCTCTACCAGCAATAAAGAACTGACCAGCTCTGATAGCTGTAGCAGTTCTAGTGCTTGTGATATTTTCAACAGCATGTATGGAATCAGTATCATTGTAAGTCAGCATAGCTCCAGATAGTAATCTGCTATCTACTGCTCCACCACCAAGAACTGTAGTTAAACCTTTGGCTATTGGATTTTGGTTATTATGGGCAAAATTACCATCAGATAAAGCTTGATCTGTATTTGGATTGTTAGTATCAGCTGGAACTGAACCTCCAAGATAGTTTGCGTATGCTGGGCTAACTGCATCCATTTTGGTGTTTGTGCTATCAAAAGCTAAAAATGTGCCAGCGTTATTAACAGTACTAGTAGAAGTTACTGCTGAGTCATCATTCTGTTTCATGTTGTCTGCTAAGTTCATTTTATATCTCCGGTTTGTTGTGCAAATAGGCCTATTGCTTATAATTAAGTTACACCATAATTGGTATATAAAGAAAATTCAAAAATTTGAGTTTTGAAGCATATTGACCGTATTAATATTAAATGCTCTAATTTTCTGTATATTATTTGTTCGCAATAAAGAGAGATGTTTATTATGATATACATTACCACTGCAGATGGTATTAATCTTAGATTTGCTTTCAAGATACTTGCAAGCAATAATATTATCGTGAATATCGTCTATCATATTGCCGGTAGAAGGAACAATTGTTTCAATACCTTTGTCAGATAGAATCTGGCAGCATCTAGACAAAACACCATAGTTAAAAAGTCTGTATTCTAATATATATCTAATATCTAGACCATAATTCTCTGATGTCTGATTCACATTATCTATATCTTCTCTGAATTTAGAATATTTATTATTAGACAATATTTTAGAAGGAGCAACTACATCCAATGCTTGTATTTTATATTTTTTTAATAAATTAGTCACGACTTCTTTTCTTGCGTCAATATCCATCACCCCAAAAGGATAATCTAGAGGTACGCAGACATTAATATCTTTTAATAGACCAGTATTTTTTAAAGAAGAAAGAGAATAAGGTAGTAAACAAAAATTTTTTACCCCCATATCTATGGCTTTTTCTATTTCCTTAGATATTTCTTTTTCGCTGAGTGTTCTGTCGTATAGACAATACTCTATATACATATTACCTTTTTCTGCTTTTTAGTTTTTCTATCGTAGTAAACTTTCTATCTCCTAATACACCGTCAGCAAAACCGTAATATACAGATTCTTCAGCATCTAGTATCCAATCGCTTTTATTATCTAATTGTGTCATGATATGTTTTTTAATAATGTGTTTTTTCCAATTTCTTTCTTTAGCTATTGGGCTGTCAATACATCTACTAGTAAACATGTTAATCATTTTTAGAGATTCTTTTTCACTCCACTCAAAACTACTCTTTGCAGCACGATGTTCATCTTCTATACTTAAAGAACCATAATGAATCAGCATGTGAGTATTCGGCATTAACACTCTTAAATCGGCAGCTTGAAAAAGTATGCTACTAGCAGATTCAACTTTTCCATATGCTAGGATAAATATTTTAGAAGCAGAGGTAGATATTGTATCTACTATACCCATGCAATCTTGCCAATCACCGCCGGGTAAATGCATATGTACTAAAATAGGTTCATGAGAAATTTGATTAAGATATCGTACATTTTTTTCAAACATTATAGCAGATCTAAACTCCACACCTGATTCTTCTTCTGAATCAAAACTAGAGTGCAAGAATAGCTCCCTGCTTTTTGAGTCTATACACAAATTATGTATATTGTATAAATCTGAATCGTTATTTATCTGTGTCATATTAAGTAGTCATATACCCTTGAATTAATGTCTCTCATAACTTTTGAGTCATGGAAAGCTTTACCTATTCCAATACGAAACCTATACCTTGTAAAGATATCTAAAGTTTCTACTCCTGCTGTTTCTTCAATTATTAAAGCTAAAGCATTTGTGATATCAAAATTAGTATGTCCAACCCAAAAATTAAATATCTTACCGCTTGCGGTAGATTCATTAATCGGAATAATACCCATAGGTGTTGCAATAGCTCTGAACTTACCTAATTTGTCTACAGATCCATATTCTTCTATATCTTCTTCGTCTTCTAAATATTCTTCTTCTAAATCTTCATCCTCTTCGTCTCCTGTAGGCACAGAATCTTGTATAGTCTGCAAATAGGGATCTACCCACTTTTCCCAAACAATTATATTTTCTCTCTCATCTAGTTCTTCTGTATTAAACATATCTATTAAAAGCTTCCGATGGTCTAATTACAACTTTATCATAGAGATTGGTTTTGATATTATCAACCTTTTCTTTTTGTTGCATCTCATGGTAAGACAAAACATTCTGGAAGAATAGATTTGTATTAGCGCTAGTCTCTATTGTTTTAGACGACTTTTTAATAAATGTTAATATTTGATCATTAATATCTCCGTTGATAATCGAAGTAATTATTATTGCTGTTTTTTCTGCATTGTCAGTTAATTCATCTAAAGATAGTGTATCGGGATCGTTTATATCTACATTCATCATAATATGGTTTTTGGAGTCTATATAAAAAGAAACGCCATTTGAATGATTATTGTTGATAGATATATTTTTAGAACCAAATATACTCTTAATATAATTATATATACTTTTTATTAGCAATAACATTTTTCTAATTTTCTAATATTTTGTAAGCCACGTTTAATGTTTTGACGCACAGCTTCTCTGGAAACACCAAATACTTTACCGATTTGAGAAAGTGTTTTATTTTCATAATAATACATTTTAATCTGATTTCTTTGCTTGTCGTTTAAAATATCAGACTCTAGAATATCTTTTAAATTTTGTTTTAGATTATCTTTTTCTTCTTGCTCCATGATAATGTCTAAAGGATTAGAACTTTTATCGTCAGCGATTGTTTTGGAAAGACTATCTTTATCTCCAATATCAAAATCCAAACTAGAATGTGTTTTTTGTTTATATTTATGTGTTACATAAGTCTTCATAGCCCAAATAACGCACTGGTTTCTATAAGAATATTGAGTTTTCTTTAGTCCTGTCGGACCAACCCTATTTGAATCAAATTTCCAATCAGCAGACATAATAGCTGTAGCTATGTCAGAAATAGCATCTTCATTAGAAAGCATTTCAGCAGCTAGTCCATTATAAAATTTGGGAGCAAACTTGGAAATAGTTTTTTTGGCTAATTGTATATAGGTGTCCAAAGAGTCAAATTGTTTATCCATCCTTTTTAAATCCTTTTTAAATTAAATATAGTTATAAGTTATTTTTTCTTTTTCTTTTGAGCCCTTTTAAGTTGCTCTGGCGTTGGTCTGTCTGGATCGCCGGGTTTGGCTGGTTTATAGTTGTCTCCTTCCCTTTGTTTCTTTCTCCTAATGTTTTCCCATAATCCAGGTCGATTGGTCGCTTTAGTATCATCGTCATTTGAAGACGCATACTTTACAAAATCATGAATTGTTCGCATGTAATCTTCTGTTACTGCAATTTTACCCTGTAACCAGCTCTCTGTCAAGTTTTCTTTTATAGATTCGTCATTCAAAGACTCTAGTATGGATTTAGCATGATTCATTATCGCATTTAAAGACCCTATATTCATATCTAAAAAATCTTTTTTATACTCTTGTAATTTGGAATCTTTGACATTTTCTTCTGTGTTATTCTCAGATATTTGATTCTGTATATTGTTTAAGATTTCTTTGTAGTTCATTGAAGATTACTCCGTAAAATACTTTTTAATTATAGGGTATATGTTATTGATAATTTTAATACTTGCGACATTGTCTGAATGATAGTGAACTCCTTGTAATACTCTTGCATGTCCACATTTTTCAGCTATTTCGTTAAATTTAGATTCATGTTCGGGATATTTATCTGTTAAAATTTTAGAGGCTAGTACAGCAGACATTGTATGACCACTAGGATATGATGGGGTGTGGTGGGTTTTAGTGATAATTCTATTAATGTCGATAGATAGCTTGTCGGCTATTTGAAAAGGTCTTGCTCTGTTATAAAAATATTTTAGATGATCTATCATTTCAGAAACCGCAGGATATAAAGTATTATATGCTTTGTAATCAAATTCTATTCCTAATTCCTCAACAGCTTCTAAGTGCAAAGCTATAGAGTTTAAATCTACAGAATAAACCAACATCTCTTCTTCTTTTGTTCTATTTTTTGTTAACCTAGATATTTCTTGTAGTTCTTGTTGTGTTGTTTCACTAGAGTTTTTTGGTGGAGATTGTACTATAGAAAATAAGTCTAAGTTGCCTAATTCAAAAAAATCTACTACCTTATATACAGAATTATAATACTCAAAACCTTGAGCATACTGTATTGAATCAAGTTCGAATAGATCTATAGTATGTTTAAGAATGTCTGACATTATTTTTTACCACGCTTTGCAAGACCAATATCTGGCCTTCCATTTTGGTCCGGGGTTGTCACAGTTGTGTCTTGCTCTAAAACTCTTACGTCTGGCAGGATCTGACTTCTTGATCCTCATATTTGGATCACCAAAGTTTACTTTAACCACATTACCCTTTTCATTCTTTACATAAACACTTCTTTTTTTTGGACCTTTGGGGGTCAAGAAGGGCTTGTTAAGAGTTACTTTGCGACCTTGATATTCTGCTCCTAGACTCTTTCCTTCTTCATCAATAACTTCTACTCCAGCTAAGATAACGTCTTGTGTAAATTCATTCCATTCTTCATCCCAGCAGGCGCTCATATAGTACAGTTGATCACATACTCTCTCAACCAACATATCATCAGAAGCTTGAGATTGCCTAACACAAACAGCTAACCTTTGTTTGGTTTCTGTAAATTCTTTCTTCATCTTCGGATCGCCCATGCATTGTTGCATAAAGTCGTTCTTATTTTGCGAATCTTTTCTAGATGGCAGAGGCATAATATCTCCTAAATTTTGGTAAGCTCTATATTATAATATACACCGAGCTCACTTTAGGCTTGCATGATTTTAGCAATTTGCTCTGAGGTATTTGACCACGTTAATGATCTAGCTGTATTTAAGCCAGATTCATTTGTTTTAATGCGTTCTTTATAGCACCTTCTCATGTGATCAACAGTTTGATCTATTTGATTCTGTCCTATTTTGGCCCATTTAGATCCTCCAAAAAACCATTTACCATCACTAGCTTCTTCTAACTCGTCTATTTCCACAAGCATAGAATTATCACTATTGCAATATTCTGTATGAGCAGAAAAATTGGTAGCAATAACAGGCTTATCTACCGCCATTGCTTCTAACAATTCCATATTCCAACCTTCTCCGCGAGACAAATATATTCCACAATCTGTTTGGGACATAAAACGAGCAACAGCTTCGTGCGTTTCTAATTTTTTATACACTTGTATTTTATCTCTTAAAGGACTCTCTGCGACCTTGTCCAACCAAAACTTTTCTGCTTCTGGAGACAGGAACGGGTTTTGGGTTAATAGCCATAGTTCGACATTGTCTTCTGACGAAAACGCTTTACTAAAACAATCAATAATAGTATCGTGACATTTTCTTTTTTCCCATTTACCTACTGTAGCAAATACGTATTTGTCTGATGAGTCTTGCTTAGGCATCGGTCTAAACACAGTTGTGTCTACTCCCATAGGCACGACATGTATTGGTTTGGTTACATTGTTGTTCTGTATAACATCTTTAGCCCACTGACAGGATACAATAAGTTCGTCAGGAAAATTTAAGTGATATTGTTCTCTTTTATTAAAGGTGTCTACCTCAAAAAAAGGTAATGCAAAATATTTACCTCGTCCCACTGTTTGCATTAGATCGAATTGATGCCATATCTTGAGTACTGACTCATTATAGTCTGGCAATTTTTCATAGCAGCTTTTGTATAATTCAAACTCTTCTTGAGACTCAGCTCCTATAGAACCTCCAATAGGAGTTAAAGAGACATTATGATTGTGTTTGACTAAAGACTTGATAATATTCATACTAACATAGCCATAACCTGTTTGTGCAATCGGAGCCATAACATGCATATTCATGAAAAAACCTTATTGTGAGTATTGTTTACTTTTATAAATGTAGTATTTTTGCCCATATCCTTTAGAGTTTTTGCTCCAATATATGTGCAACAACTTCTTAATCCACCTAGAATATCTTGAATTGTATCTGACGTTTTGCCTTTATATGGTATGGTGACACACTTACCTTCGCTGGTTCTATAGTTTGCTACGCCTCCGCTGTGTTTTTCCATAGCCTGTTTACTGCTCATGCCGTAAAATTTTAGGGATTCTTTTTCTTTGTTGTTGTTACAAATCCATTCTCCATCACAGCAGTCGGTACCCGCTAACATGCCTCCCAACATTACAAAGTCAGCATTGGCACAGAACGCTTTACACACATCTGCTGGAGTAGTACATCCACCATCACTACATACATGACCTCCTACGCTGTGAGCAGCATCAGCACACTCTATTACAGCAGATAGTTGAGGATAGCCAATACCTGTCTTTAGTCTAGTGGTACACACGCTACCCGACCCTATACCGATCTTAACTATATCAACACCTCCATGAAATATTAGTTCTTCTGTCATTTCTGGAGTCACCACGTTTCCTGCCATAATAATAATATCAGGATACCATTCTCTAATCTTTTTAATCGTTGACACAAATTTTTCGTTGTACCCATTAGCCACATCAATACATAAATTAGGTTTCTTTTGTAATTTATCATATACAGAAGTTAGTTTTTCCATATCAGGTTCAGATATACCCATAGAATAAAAAGCATACTGTCTAGGAAATTCAAAATGATCAAGGAGTTTTTTAGCTTTATAGTGTTTGTGTAGACAGGTTATGCAATCAAATCCGGATAATACCTTGTTCATTGAAATAGAGCCTGTTGTGTCCATATTTGCTGCCATAATAGGTACACAATTAAGTTCTCTAGTAGAGTGAGGAAATCTAAATACTCTATTTAGTTCTACTTGTGATCTACTAGATATATTAGATCTTTTGGGTCTAATTAAAACATCGCTAAAATCTAATTTTGTGTCTTCAGATATTTTCATAATGCCACTCGTTAATTTCTCTTATCTTTAGATGAGATAAAGTTTTTAAACTTTTCCTAAATTTAGATAGATCAGGCTGAAAATGACCAGAGTGGTTATCTATATAGGAAATTTCACCATCCTGTGCTATAATTACTCGACCAGCGCCGTGTACAAATGTAAGTCCTGCTTCTACAGTTAGCCAAAAATGTTTTCTTCCAAGAATTAATTCTCCTTCTGGACTAATAATATAGTCTATAAGCTGTTTAGACATATCGCTACCGTTATATATCGTATCTCCAAGTAAAATAATTTTGTCGTTCTCAGTTTTAAAATCAAGAACACAGTACTGTCTCCTACCTGCTACAGATGCTGGAGATAAAGCATACAAAGGGTGTCTAACATATGGTTGTGGACAAAGAGCACATGGTAAATGTTTATCTATAAACTGTTTACATTCTTCCCATTCCTCATTATTCTCTGCGCTAAAGTTTTTCTTATCAATATTTCTAAAAGCATTTAGAGATAACTCATCTGTTGGATATCTGTAAATATAGTTGTATACTTCTTGATTAGTTACATGTTTCATAATTTATATATTAAAAAAATACCATCTATTGTAAGTGTTAATGTTTTCAGAAGAGTTTATGTGTTCTAGATAGCCATAAATATCGTTCCAATCAGAATATATCATTTGATGAGGCACTGTACCAAAAAGCCAATCAGGAGCATGCTCTTTACCCTGTACCATATGTATTATAATAGGTTTCTTCTGTCTATTCGCCCAAAAAATTTCTTCGTAAGTACCACACGGATGAATATCTAAATCTAGGTTTACAATCAAAAAATCACTTATGTCTACCAATCTAAGATCTACCGACCTAATAATCTTCATCATTGAGCTTAGTTCATCATATCTCTTATTCTTTTTTAATTTAGACTTTACTAAATGTGTGTCGCTATCTTCTAAACCTATTTCTGTTGGTTTCGTAATAGGATTAAATACTACAACTCCTAGAGATTCTAGAAAAGGAGATATCTCTTCTCTCCAACCCCTACCCTTGTCGTAAACGCGGTCTATTGCACCAGCCAAATAAACTCTTTGATTTTTTAGTCTATTCATTAGTAGTCTATAAATAAATACTCTATAAGATTGTTGGAAGACTTTATCTTTGGCGGAGATTTTAACTTCTTGAGGCCATCGAAAAACCCAGCAAACATAGCAATAATAATACAAATTTCTAACATGTAACACCCTTTATAAGATATTATACAGCAAGGATGCTGCAAAGTCAAGAGAAGTTTCTATATTATTCTATCGACCAGCGTTCTTTTTGACTTTAGATAAATTTACTTTATTATACTGGAAGATAGCTATAGTATCCATACCTATGCATAGCATTCCATAATCTGAATAGTTCAACCATTCTTCCATTTCGGACTGCCACAAATTCCAAGCGTCAAGATCCTTAGGAATATGTATGGCCATTTTATCATTAGGAATACTATCTCTCATAGTCTTAATAGCTTGTTGAAATTTTTCGTGTTTAAAATCACCAGGTATTTCTAAACTTAAAGATAAATCATATGGACCAATCAGATGAAAGTCAAATCCATAGCTTTTAATTTTTTCTATATTTTCAATACCTAACTTAGATTCTATCTGAGGAACAATAATTGGCCCACTACTTACTAATTGACTTTTTTCTCCCCACATATTTTCTCTTGATAGTCCAAGACCCCTCTTTCCTTTTGGAGGGAAGTAGCAACAATTTTTAATTGCTTCGCATTGTTCAACAGTTTCTACGGTAGAAAAGATAAGACCATCACAACCAGAATCAAGACATGACCTGATATCAGTAGGCGAAACTTCTGTCAATCTAACAAAAGCCTTTTTTCCGGCTAATTTAATTACTTGAATACAATTATTAATAGTTTCAGGATTAAAAGAGCCATGCTCTGTATCAAGCACAACACCATCAAAACCTTTACACATAATTTCAGATATAGTAGCTGAAGGTATTTGTTGCCAAGATAATATCATTGTAAGTCCTCTTTTTCTAGTTTTGATATATAGTTTATTATAGACCAATCTTGTTCTGTGTCTATGTCTAAATTGTATGGAAAGTCTATCTTTAAGAGATATGGATTATTACCTATGCGATTACCAAGATCTAATACTTCTGATTTAAAAGCGTATAAATAAGAATTTTCATAATAATATTTTGGTAAGTCTTGAGTTTGTTCTAATTTCATAGGGTTGTGATTAATTGGACAGTATCCGTACGACTCTTGTCTCCATAGTCTTTGTTGTAAAATATCAACACCAAAAACTGAATCATATCCTTCTTGTAATTTTTTTTGAGCAGTTTGTATGTGATCTATTTTTAGGAAGGGGGAGGTGACATGGATTTGGCAAATATCTCCAGTGATTTGATAGCGATTTTTAAAATTTTGTATTAAGGACACAACAGATACATGATCTCCCAATAAGTTGCGCTCTCTTTTATATGCTATTACATTATCCAATCCTTTGCATTCTGTAATAATCTCTTCAGAATCGGTATCAATATGTACTTTATATTTAGTAGAAACTTTGTCTATGGTATGTCTCCATAGAGACTTACCTCTAAATAGTCTAAAGTTTTTAGAAGAAACTCTTTGGGAGTTATGTTTTATTGGTATGAAAATATTCATATTGCCTTAACTTTTTTTTCTAAGTAAAGTTTGATAATTCGAGTAAACCAGCTCAAAACCATTTTGTAAATAGAAAGGTAGAGATAATTCTGATTTATTATGATATGATGGCGCTCTATATTTTTTAGGTCGAAAAACATCGTCTATTAATATTAAGCCTCCATCAGAAACAAGAGATTTATTTACAACTATTTGTGCTTCTAAAAATTGTAATTTCATTGTTCTTGGTTCACAATCCCCAGTATCTACATATAATAAATCTATTTTATTTTTAAAGTTTTGTAAAAAATCTAAGCTACTAGTAACATGATATTGAATTTTTTTATATATATGTTCTGTCATTAATTTAGCTCTACGAATATGTTCAGCACTAAGATCTACTGTATGAAATTCTATATTACGATCTTTTAGTTTTTGACAAAATTCAGCAGCTATAATTGTAAAACATCCTGCTTGCCAATCCCACATTTCAGGATTATCGGGTTTCCAATATTTGTCATTTGGAGAAAGGCATCCCTCAAATCCTCCTCCTACATAGCTTCTCGTGGTTCCTAATTCAACAATAGTGTTGTTAGAAGAAGTGTCAGAAAACATAGCTAAAGCTTTAGAGAAAGTTTCTGAACGATCAGACCAATCGCCTTCTAATCCTGGAGGGAATTTTAAATATTGTAAATAATCTTTTTTAATCATGTTTCTATCTCACTCATAGGGTATAAATAAAGAATTTTGATGTCTATCTATATAGTAAGATGCATATCTAGAATTCATTATTCTTGTGTCTTTATCAAAAACAGCAAAACTATTCCAAAAAGCTTGTTTATTAGTATCTCTAAGAGATATATCTCCTGTTTCATATAAAAACTTACAATTCAAATTTCCTATCTTTGTATGTCCTATAGGCATCTCTTTTGAATTGGTCATATTGGCAATTACATCTCCCATGATATAGCAGCCTCCGATAAATTTAACATCTAATATAAGATTTTGATTAGACGATAGTGCTTGTCTATATTTAGCATAGGTTAGTTCTATATTCTTTAGAATAATAGGACTTTCCTTTTTAGCATATATAAATCCGTTAGATAAATTATATTTTTCCATATTAGTTACGCCGCAAAAATCAACTGTCTCATCAAAAAAATCCTTAAATGCAACAAGTAATTCTTGGTCTATGTCTGCATAAACTCCTCCATCAATATACAAAGCACACAATCTCCATAAGTCAGACTTAAAATGACCATAGGGTTGTATTTTAAAAAAATCTAGCAATTCTTTATCAAAATGTTTTGCTATTAGATCGCAGCATTCCTCATAATTATATACTTTTTGTTTTAACTCTAGTGTAGAATTTAAATTTTTCCACTTATTAAGATTTGCTATAGTGTTTGGGTGGATACTTGCTGTTGGGTATTGCGGAGGTAAAGCACAGTGTAATAAATTCATAATTCAAGAAACCTTTTCAAAAATATTTTTGAATGTATTATTCCAGTTATATTCTTTTTTAATTCTTTGTTGTATTTTTTCTATATACGGAATTTGTTTATCTGTATTCTTCATATAATAAATACTTTTTTCAACATATTCTGCGGGGTCTGTTTCGCAAATTACCTCGTTCTTGCCAAAAAATTCGTACACACCCTCTGTGTCTGACACACCAAATCTTCCAGCAGCAAATACTGTCCAGAATCTGTCTTGTACTCCTTTTTCTGATCTCCATGAAGGAGCATTGATGATAGGACATAATTTAGATTTTTTAATTACTTCTACATGTTTAGCATTTGAGATCGGGCCTGTAGAAGTACCAGAACCCGCAGCGTAACCTTTATCTGTGCTATTAAAAACCGGAGAAAGATAGTCTCTGACTGATTCTAAGTTTCCTCGTCCCTCCCTACCCCAGACAGATCCGACAAAACAGCAGTCTAATTCAAAATTATCAGTAATGGGTTTTTGTTCTTGTAATTCTTGGTAAGAAAACATACAGCTTGTCCAAGGTATCATAATCATGCGATCTCCTAGTTGTTCTATCAATTCTTTCTTTTTAGGAAAGTCTTCATAACACGTTCTACAACCAAAGGCATAGATATTGTATCCCATATTTAAAACATCTAAACACATTTGATAAGCAGGCCAATTCCAAGTTTTGTGAAATCCGTCTGGATCTGCACCCCAACTTGCAGATGACTCCCGCTTTGTCATAGAAGTAACTTTTTGCAATACTGTATCATCTTTATGCAAAAGTCCTGCTGCTATCAAGTCAAGGACATCGGGCATGTTCCAACAAATAAAAGTATAGTTTTTATTAGGTTCTCTTTTAAAGTTTTGCATTTCCGTCCATTGTGAGTCATATCCCAATTCATTAAAAGTCTCTTTGAATCTATACCAAGGATACCAATTGGTATGAGAGCCTTCTTTTGTATAACCTAATAATATTATTTTATTCATTGATGATGTCCTGTAAATATTTATCCATTTTTACTCTAGGGTCCGATGACAATATTTCTTTCATGTATGCCAACTGGGGTTCTTGTCTATGGTTTTTATGAACGGCCATTCTAGACAAAACTTCTTGCTCATTATATCCTCTGTATTCTTTAACATAACCTCCTCTAAAAAATGTCATACCTGTTATAAAAATTTCTTTAATATCGCAAGCTAACATATCCAATATCGCTATAACTCCAGTGTTTGGTCTTGTCTGCATTTTTTGTTCTAATTCATTGAAGTAGTCAAGTTCTACGGTTGTGAAGTTTATCGTGTTCTGGTTTCTCTGATAAAAACCTACAATGTCCTGTGTGAAAGGATGCTTGGCTGGCAAAGAGGCCACGATCCAGCTTATCTTATCTTTGAGAAAATCTATATTAATATAACCACCAGATTCTGGGTCTGGACTCATACAGTTATAAATTATCTCTGTTCTGCTTCCCACATACTCTGCTAAAGAAGGGGGCATCGGTAAAGCTATATTAAGTCTAACAATAACATCATAAGATTCAATTTTATCAATTTGTTCTTGTTTGTTTTTATATAAATTACCTTCTATATCTTTTACGGTTGGTGCTGGACCTACCAGACAAACTCTTTTGTCTTTTAGGAAATCTTCGTATTCTTTACGTTTGTTCATATCGTCTCCCAGAAAAATTTTGTTCTATTTTTCATATGATTAATCATCTCTGTATTATTTCTACTAAACCACTCTTCATCTTTATGTTGGACATTTTCTCCAAGTAGCAAATCGCAACCTAGTAGCTTTGCTTCTATTGTGATTCTTGGACAAGTATCAAATTCTGTAGGAACAAATATTAATCCTTTAGCTTTGGCAAATTTTTGTAAAACCTCATGATGGGGTTCTGATTTCATTGACCCAAACAATTCATATTTTAAATTTTTAATTTCAGCTAATTCTATACCCGCTTTTGTTCCTTTCAATATATGAGGATGGTCTTGTATCATGTATGTATCGTTTTTATTTGAACAGTCCAGAGTATTAATATAATCAATAGTTTTTTGTTCTAACAGGGAACCTAGTACATAACTATTGGCTTTTTTAAGAGCAGGAAACTGTTGCTCATACCAGTTTTTTTGTCCACTAGACATATACCACAGACTTTGAGAAAGAGACATAAATAAAGATATAAGTTGTCCTCTTACGCTTTCTTCACAACATTCTCCGTGTAGTTTTTTGTGTAATTTAGGAATACGCATAACACAATATTTATAATCGTATTCAATAATAGAATAATCTATTTTCTTAGACATCAAATGTATCATATGGTCTGGATTGAGGCCAAAAAAATTACCTATAATCCATTTATTATTTTTAAACTTATTAATTATATCTATATTTAGTTCTGATGTTCGAACCATAATTATGTCTATATCTGATGGGCTGTCGTTAATAACTGCTTCGGTTGTCAATTCAGCACCACCTGTTGAGTCTGAAGCAAATTCATCAGCAAGAAATAGTATTTGTTTGTTCACGAGTTTAATAATTGTTCTAGTGATAAGTTTTGATTTGGAAAATATTTTTTATATTCGGGATCATTTCTAACATCCCACATAGGTTCTTTTGGTTGCCATCTTTCAAAGCCAGATCCATATTGAATATGTCTTTCTTTCATTAATTTTTTATATTTACTAACCATGTAGGCAGGACTAGAATGGAACCATTGTACTATCGCAGACCTGTTGAAGTTCGCTCCCGTAAAACCATGATATGAATTAGGCTGAACAGCAAACACAAATATAGAATTGTTTCTTGGAGGTACGTCCTTTATCTTACTGTAAAACTTATAGTCAGTATATATACTTGTGCCGCCATCGGTTTGATGATTTGATTCATTATTTAAATAATATAGTATGGCTACACTTCTAGCTATTTTTTGAGCATGAGGGGTTCTGGTGGCTGTGTCATCAGAATAATAGCAATTACCCGTTAAGGTATAGTCTGTGGCTCCATCATCAATAACTGAACATATATTGTAGTCGTTATGAACAAAACCGGGTTTAGCTGGTGATTCATGCCAGTGTGCGCTCATAGCTATGTATTTGTTTAGTATAACTCCAAATGTCATCATATTAAAGTTCTTCCAAATATCGTCTACAAAAAAATCATAACCATAATTACAATCTTCTTTTTTAAGACCGTATATATAAGCAGCATAATCATGTACAGCACCTGGAAGATCTTTGTATGATTTTGTTCTTCCTATCATATCCATAAAACTACTGGATATCATCTCATATATATTCTCTTTAAATAAATTGTTAATAATTATATGAGGAAATGGATCTTCATTCATCTCTATATGAACATCATCACTAACATAGGGATGTTGTTTGAGGTATTCAATATTATTATTGATCATATACCTCTACCTCAATATCAGGCATAATATCGTCTAAAAGATCATCCACGAAAGACCAATTACACCCAGTAAAAGCAACACATTTTTTATCTATAAAGACTCTAGACATAGGATTCTCAGTAGTGTTTACGTTTGATCTGACAAAACTAGCTAGTTGCTGTAGGCTTAGTCCTAAAGCATAGTAATTGATAGTTCTATTTTTCGGTGTTTTTTTACCTGAGCAAGCATACAAATTGGCTACATATAATTTATGATTATATTCTTTGTTTTTGTCTACGAGTACAGGCTGACACTTGCCTAAATTAGTTCTACCAAGAGCTTCTCTATTTGCTAGAACCAATGGATATCTGCTATATACTTTCTTATTAAATGCATTAACATGTACATGCTGATTGTTACAAATATTAATAATAATTACATTACAGCCATTTGATGCGCATTTCATTTGTTCTTGTGCGCTATCAAATAAGTTATATTTGTTGTTGTGTACGTAGTTTTTTCTTTTATTTTCTTGCTTTTTTATTTTCATTATTAATTTCTTTCGGCCATTTACCAGCAGGGCATTCTTGATCAGCCCAAGCTAATTTATTGAAGAACTCTTTTTTATTATTTAAATTACATCCACATATATTGCAAATAGAATATTCTTTATTAAATTCTTCGCAGACCAAGCATGTATTCCATCTTTTTAAAATTTGATCTTTACTGCATTTCGGGAAGCCTGACCATACGTGAAAAAATAAAGATTTTATAAAGTTAGATATTCTTATTAGGATCATCAGCATCCTCTGATCTAATGTGTTTTAAATTACTGTCTTGGTCTATTGTGTATAAAACCACAACTTCTACTGTCTCGGAAGGGCCAAACCAACGAGTGACTCCATTTTTCAAGCTAAGACCTAACCTGTCTCCATTTTTTTTGAAATCTGAAGACATTAAAAAATTATCTTCTTTATGAGAAAAACACTGTCCAGCATCTATTTCTTCTATGTATTTCATTTGTGATTATAAAACCTATTCCAATTTTCCCATTCATCTTCTTCCATCTCTACCTGCCTTTCTCTTTTGCTTTGAACCTTTGCTTTATGATCCATAGCATCCGAAGTATGGTACTTGTCTTTTTTTTTCTTGTCTATTTTTGTTTTTCTAATATATTTCTTATCTTCTTTTTCCATTTTTTGTTTCTTTATTATTAGACTTTACATTTTTCATAATAACCATTAATATTTAAGGACGATCATTACCTATCGTGTCGCCAGCATTAGCCGTTGATAAGGCTCGAAGTGTTGCTTTGCTAATGGTGTTAGACAGAAACCCAGTCGAACCATCAGCAAGGCAGTATCCATTTACTCCACCAGCGTGTGGTGAACTTGGGAAGCCTTGCGAAACAGTTCCTGGAATTGGTGAGACGGATGCTCCAGTTGCAAGGCCAAAGGTTGATACATTCGTATGACCTTCCCAGTAATTTTCATTGAAATTTTCTTCAACGATCATAAGAGTATTACTTGTACCATCACGATACGATGCAAAACCCTTATCTTGAAAAAGACCAAGACCTCCATTATTATCCAGAGTCTTTCCGGTGATAGCTCCAGTTGCGGTAGCACTTGCACCGGCTTCATCACTGGTTCCAACGTTGGCCTTGTAAACACTTTGGCCAGCTGTGGTACCAACAAATGATGGGCAGATCAGCCAATCAACCTCTACAGTTGCATTAGCTGCTGTTGGAACGACATAATTACCAGCTCCATTGATGGCATTGTAAAGATTATTTTCTTCACCAAATGGAAGAATTTTTACGATATGACTCCAGCCTGTGTTTGCGCCAGCTGTGGCACCACCGACAGCCGTAATTGGGTTGGTACTAACGGTCGCTCCGGTACTATTAACTCCGAATGCACTAGGTAAGAAGTTATCTCCACGACTTGCATTCTTATCAGCGTAGTTGTGAGCAGCTAAACCTTGTTGTTTCAACTTATTTCCACACGAACTACGACGAGCTGCTTCTCGTGCCTGTTGAACAGCTGGAAGTAGTAAGCCAACCAGAACGCCGATAATCGCAATAACGACAAGAAGTTCGATGAGGGTAAAACCTTTACGTGACGTATTTTTCATAAGAATTCCTCCACCTTATTAGGTAAATAAGCTTAAAATATTGTCTTCTTTGTATTTCTTTAAGTTTTTCAGTAAAAGAAAATAACTATTTTTATAGTATTTAGTTGATATGCAAAGTCAAGATAAATTTAAAAAAAACATATGCATATTTATTGACTTGACTATCTGTGATTTATTATTAATATTTATGCAGAGCCGGGAGATTAATACTCTAACTAAGTACATATATGTCATCTAAAACAACCCTAGTTACTGGACTATGGGATCTAGGAAGATCTGATCTGGACGAAGGTTGGTCTAGGAATTTCTCTACATACCTAGAAAATTTATCTAAATTACTTGAGTCTACTAAAGATACTAATATAGTTGTCTTTTCATCAGAATCTATAAAACAGCATATACTTAAAATTAGGTCAGATAAAATATTTTGGATAAAACATGAGATAGAAGATTTTTGTACTGATTTCTTTCCCTTCTGCGAAAAAGTTGAAAAAATAAGAACAAATTCTAAATGGTTAAATCAAGTCGGCTGGCTTTCGGGTAGCACACAAGCCATGCTGCAAATGTACAATCCAGTAGTCATGAGTAAGATGTTTTTATTGCATAATGCCAGTATAATGAATACTTTTGGTTCTGACCTTTTTTATTGGATAGATGCGGGCATAAATAATACTGTACATCCAGGATATTTCAGTCACGATAAAGTTATAGAAAAACTTGAAAATATAGTGGATTCTTTTATGTTTATAAGATATCCATATAAAACGAGTACTGAGATTCATGGATTTGATATTAAAGAGATGAATAAGATATGTGATAAAGAAGTTGATCATGTTTGTAGAGGTGGTTTTTTTGGAGGAAAAAAAGACTATATTTCCTCGATAAATGGACAATACTATCAGCTTCTGAATGACACTTTAGATAGAGGATATATGGGTACAGAAGAAAGTATATTTTCTATTATTGCAAACCTAAATAAAGACATACAATTATTTGACATAGAAGAAAATGGTTTAGTCTTTAAGTTTTTTGAAGATATTAAAAACTATAAAAAACCAGTAATTATTAATAGTAATATACCTAGTACTACAAGACTTTATATTAATACATATAATTCTCCCAAGCAATTAAATTCTGTAATAGAATCATTCAAAAATAGAGATATAGATTTTTTAAATAAAACTCAAAAAATAATTATTAATAACAGTACTAAATCACAGTATGATGATGAGTATAATGATATCTGTAATCAATATGGATTCCAACAAGTTAAAAAGGGTAATTTGGGCATTTGTGGTGCTAGACAGTTTGCTGCTGAAGATTTCGCAACATCTAAAGATAAGTACATGATGTTCTTTGAAGATGACATGCTCTTGGATTTTACAGGATATTGTGGTTTTGGTTTTAGAAAAGAAGTCAAGAACCTACTAAAAACCGTTGTGAAAATAATGGATAAAGAAAATTATGATTTTTTAAAAATGAGCTTCAGTGAATTTTATGGGAATAATTCTGAACAATGGAGCTGGCACAATGTGCCACAAGATAAAAGATTTCTTTATTTTGGAGATATAAAGTCAAGACCATTTACTCGTTTTAAAGCCATTAAACAAATCAATAGAGTGCCGTATGCTGAAGGAGAAATTTACTATTGTAATTGGCCTCATATTATAAGTAGAGAAGGTAATCAAAAAATGTTTTTGGACATAAAGTGGAATCATCCGTACGAACAGACATGGATGAGTCATATTTATTCTCTAACAAAAGAAAACAAAGTTAATCCTGCTATACTATTAGCTAGTCCAATAACCCATAATAGGACAGAACATTATGACAAGTCAGAGAGAAAAGAAAACTAAGACAATATTTGTACAGATAGCGTCTTATAGAGATCCTCAATTATTACTTACATTAGATGATATGTTTTCTAATGCAGATAATCCCGATAGTATTTATGTGGGTATAGCTTGGCAGCACAGCGAGCAAGACGAATGGGATAATCTAGATAAATATAAAGATGATAAAAGAGTAAGAATAATAGACATTAATTATAAAGAAGCAAAAGGGGTTTGCTGGGCAAGGAATGCTGTTCAGTCTTTATACGATAATGAAGATTATACTTTACAATTAGATAGTCATCATAGGTTTGTGAAGGGTTGGGATACTAAACTCAAGGATATGATTAAAGGATTGCAGGATAGCGGTTATAAAAAACCTTTAATTACTGCCTATATACCTAGTTTTGATCCCGATAATGATCCAGAGTCCAGAATACAATTACCTTGGAAAATGAATTTTGATAGGTTTATACCTGAAGGTGCTGTATTTTTCTTGCCAGCTAATTTTGATGCTCATGATGATTCAAGCAAGCCTTTACCTGCTAGATTTTACAGTGCTCATTTTGCTTTTTCTTTAGGTTCATTTGCTACTGAAGTTAGACATGATCCTTATATGTATTTTCACGGAGAAGAAATTAGTATAGCAGCTAGAGCTTTTACTCATGGTTATGATTTATTCCATCCTAATGAAGTCATATGTTGGCATGAATATACTAGAAAAGGAAGAACTAAACACTGGGATGATCACAATAACTGGCATATAACAAATGATAGATCTCACCTAAGAAATAGAAAACTTTTTGGCATGGATGGAGAAAAACAAGACGAAGATTTTGGAAAATATGGTTTCGGCACAGAGAGGACTTTGTTTGAATATGAAAAGTACGCAGGATTGTGTTTCAGTAAAAGAGCCATAAGTCCTCAAACTAAAGACAAGATAGCTCCTAACATAAGTAACGAAGTATCAGATGAAGAATTTTATAGTAATTTACTTTCCATCTTTAGGCATTGTATTGACATATCTTTTGAACAAGTCCCTTTGCAGGATTATGATTTTTGGTGTGTGGCTTTTAAAGATGATCAGGGTAATGATATTCATAGACAAGATGCAAATAAAGACGAAATACACAGACTTAAAACTGATCCAGACGGTTACTGTAAAGTGTGGAGAGAGTTTCAGACAGAGATTAAACCAAATAGCTGGATAGTATGGCCTCATAGTGAATCTCAAGGCTGGTCTAAACCGATAACAGGATTGCTGTAATGCCCGATATTCACGATATTAATAAATTTATTATAAATCTAGACAATAGACCCGATAGATGGCAGCATATAGTAAAAGAATTTGAATACATACAATGGGACTATATAAGATTTCCTGGTATTAATACCGGTAGTTATATTGGTTGTGCTAAAAGTCACATGGCAGTAGCTTTACTGGGTATTGAAAAAAATCTTGACTATTTGATGGTCTGTGAAGACGACATATTTTTCATGCCTCACGCTAAACAGCACATGAATGATTGCTTAAAAGCTTTAGATAATGTAGAATGGGATATGTTTCATCTAGCTCCTAGTTTACATAGACCATTAGACATGGACAGAGATGATTGTTTAATTGATTTAAAAAATTTGCCACCCAAACTAGAAAAGCATACTGGAATATATGGTACTAGCGCAATGATATACAAAAAGTCTATTCTTGCTGAAATTTTAAAATGGCCACTGGTATTCGATAAATGGAATAATGATGGATGGATGCATCCAATAGATAGATTTTTTAGTGATTATATATATCCTAACTTTAATTGTTTTTGTGGTAACCTCCCTATTGTTACGCAAATAGCTGATAAATCCACAGTAAATCATGGACAAGTTATAAACAATCATTATTTAATGGCTTATAACTGGCGACTTTATGCTAATAAAAACCTATCTCCTAAATTAATGAACTATGGATACTGCAAAAACAACAGATAACAAAGCCACATTAGTAACAGCTCTATATTATCATAAATACAATGAAATTATAGGAGGTAGAGGATGGTCATTCGATTTCTATTCTCCTCCGTTTTTAAATATATTAAAGCTAGATCTTCCTATTGTTATATATACTCACAGTAAAATGGAAGAGCCTTTAAGAAAATTTGTGGAGAAGCATCGCTCTCCTGATGACTACCAAATAATTATGCAGGATTTAGTTGACTTTAAATATAATTCTAAAATATTAGACATTAAAAGAAAATCTGGGCTGTTTGTTAATGATCAATTAAAAAGTGGTGTTGCTTATACTAATAATGATAGAAATCACACCTTATGTTTATCAAAAATATACTGGTTAAAAGATATAGCAAACAGTAATCCATATAATTCTAACAACTTTTTCTGGATAGATGCAGGATTATTTCATCATGGTATTTTTCCAGAAACATTTGGAGGAAGAGAAAAATTTAGTAAACAAGAAACAAAACCAGAACTTTATTACCCAGAAAATAAATCCAGCATATTCAATCCAAGTATGGGTAATTACTTTTCAAAATATAAAGATAATTTTTTAACTATAATAAAACAAGAGATGCCGATAAGGACACAAATAAAACAGTTAATAGCTCCTGGATATAGAGATATAGACTATATAGTAGGAGGTTTATTTGGAGGTTCCGCTGATATAATCTGTGATGTACAAAAAGATTTTGACGAAGGATTGAGACTATGTTTAGATAATAATGTTATAACACTAGAGGAAGAATTGCTTTCATGTGTTGCTTTAAAAAATCTAAATTTATATAATAAGTTTTATTTTTACCAGTGGTGGCATGACATAAAAGGAGATCCTTGTTACTACGACATAGATGAAAAGACAGAATGTTTTTACAAGCTTTTTAAGAATGAATTTCAAGCATAGTCACCTTGTGCAACATATCATGTCAAACTACTATATATAGTTGTATACTTTAACAGAAAGATTGGTTATGTTTAGAAAAATTTTATTAACGATTACCTTATCCTTTTTTTGTACTACTGTTTCTGCACAGCAAATGGTTGGCGAAAGTATGAGTAGATTTATGAACTTCGCTAACAACGGAGGTCGTCTGACTACTTATAATCGCGTACAGTATCAGCCGTACCCTATCTATACTAGTACTTATGATACTAATGGTAGTGAGTATAGACAAATACAAAAAGAGCGAAGTCAAGCTATACAAGTATTAATGTGGCTAGGCATTGATCCTACAGAAACAGAATTATTTTCTTATTATAGAGATAAAGACAAGACTAAAAATTGAATTTTCTCGGATCTAAAATGCCGTGACCTTCATAAGATTTGTCATTTCTATATTTTATATTTTTTAAAGAGGTAGTATACTTCTTTAAATGAGCAATATAGTCATTTGCCGTTGCTAATTTAATTTTATGTTTCTTTGCCCATTCACACAGCAAAGCAGCACAGCCAACTACATATGGATTTGCCATACTAGTACCACTCATAACAGCATAACCACCGCTTGTCATTGTACTTAATATATCTGCTCCCGGCGCTAGAAAATCCAGCTCTTCGCCACTACAGCTAAATAGCGTTCTTTTTTGATTTATATCTATGGCTCCTGTGCTAACTGTCAATTCAAATTTAGCGGGATAAAGAATGTCTGATTTTTCACCAGAGTTTCCTGCTGCACAAAAACAAACAGCACCTCTATTCAAAGCTCCCATAATTGCTTTTTCTAAATGTCTACTACCATGTTTAGAACCTAAAGACATACAGATAATATCTGCGCCATTTTTACCGGCCCATTCTACAGCACGCGCTACATTAGCAGTTGATCCTGATCCACTACGATCAAATACTTTTATAGGCATGATTTTTGCATCAGGCGCGACCCCTACAACGCCCTGACTATTATTTACAGCCGCTACTGTCCCAGCGACATGGGTTCCATGACCATTTTCGTCAAGTGGGTCTTTGTTTTTATCTATAGTATTGTATCCTTCTATATAGTTTCCTCTTAAATCAGGATGATCTAGTTCGCATCCGCTATCAATAACGGCAACTACTACATTTCTACCAGTATATTTGCCCCATAAACGGGGTATATTATATTGTGCTATTGACCAAGGAATCTCTTGACGGTCTGCAAAATTTGAGTATATATCTTCTTTTACATATGGAAAAAGAAACGAATCTTTGCGACTAAAAAACATTGGTTTATACTCCTTTGGTCATAATAATAGTAGTATAATTACTATACACTAAAGGCTATAAATATGATACATGGAAAAATCTGGGGAAATACAGAGTCTATCTTTGATAAAAATAATGTTTCTATACATCGTATAGATGCTAATAAGGGATATATGTGCTCTAAACACTATCACCTACATAAGCATAATATGTTTTATGTAGAAAAAGGAAAGCTTAAAATAGAAGTTTGGCAAAAGGATTGCGACTTAGTTGATGAAACTATTATAACTGAAGGACAAAGCACTTCAGTACCTCCCGGACTACAACACAGATTTTCTGCGTTGGAGGATACTATAGCTTTTGAAATATATTTTGTAGAGTTAGATAATAATGATATTATTAGAATTGATAGAGGTAGAGAATATGAGTGATTCTATTATTAGAATAAAACCAAGCTTTGAATTTGGGTCTTTAAATATACTTAATGATCTTACAGTTGCTTATCAGAGAGATATGTCTGCGTCTGTTGATTATGGTCAAGACTATTTTAGTAAATACACTAGTTACGAAGACACCGATATATCAAAAAGGTTAAATAATTTCAGAACATCCATAACTAGTAAATATTGTAATTCAGTACTAGATGTAGGGATAGGTTCTGGTGAATTTATTAAAAAATATAAAAACAAAGCCTTTGGTTATGATATAAATCCATATGCTATTAAAATATTAAAACAAAAAAATATATATGTTGATCCTTATCTAGACAACTTGGAGGGTATTGATGGTTTTACTATGTGGGATGTTTTAGAACATATTAAGAATCCAGACATACTGCTCAATAAGATACCTAAAACTAAAATTGTAATAGTATCTATTCCTATATTTGATAATATACTTAAGGTTAAACAAAGCAAGCATTACAGGCCGAACGAGCATTATTACTATTATACTAGTATCGGTTTAATTAATTTTTTTGATCAAATGAAGTATACGATTATAGAAGTTTCTGATCAAGAATCTGTATGCGGAAGAGAAAGTATCACATCTTTTGTTTTTCGTAAAGATGGAGATTAATATATCTGTATGTTTTATATAAGAGGAGAAAGCGGATTAGGAGATTCTATATATTTATATCCAATTGTAAAATCCTATTTAGACAATGTTACAGAACCTATAGCGGTTTACAGTAATTATCCAGAAGTTTTTTTGGGTTTAAAATGCGTGGTGCTGCCTTTCTCAAAAAAAACAGATGATGAGACACAAATATTTAGTTATTTACCCGATAAGACTAACTCAGAAACTACAATCATAGAAGATATAACCTCATCTTGTGCTTATAATATTAATTTTTATAAAGAACATAAAATAAAAAATCATAATCTTGTTAAAAAGATACTGGAACATAAGAAGAATAATAAAAAAATATGTCTTATTAGATATATAGAGCCTAGACATAATAGAAAGGGAATAGATAATCTTGATTGCGATCCAACTATAATTAACAAATTTATATCTGAATTTAAAAAAGAATATTATTTTGTAGGGATTGGAACAAGTAACTATCATGATATAAGATGTGACATGGATTTAATGGGACAGACTTCTGTTTCAGACTTATTTGATTTAGTTTTTATTTCTGATTTAGTAATTGCACAAGTTGGTTATACCGTACCTTTGTGTGAACTTCTACATAAAAACAACATAGCTATATTTCCTAAAAAATGGCAGATGGCTAATCCTTTCTTAAAAACAATAACGCCTAATAAAATTTGCGGGGAATATACTAGCTCTGTTTACGACGATCAAGATTTTATAGACATTAGTAAACCTGAGATTACAGTTCGACCAACAAAAATTTCTACACAAAAAAAATATAATATTTTCATAACCGGGGGTATAGGAGATTTTTTAAGAGTAGTTGACTGCTCTTTAGATATTTCTATTAAGAACAATTTAAATACAATATACTTAGCATGTAGTAGACACAAAGAAATTGCTGAGTTAATTCGTTATAGCAATGATTATATATTTTATAATATTAAAACACTGTGGAATGAATCAGAAGACTATAAAGACCCCAGGTTTTCTTCCAAAGCGTATTATTCATTAGAAGATTTCACTAGAAGAACAAAACAGATCATTAATCCAGCTATAGATTGCTCAATAAAAAAACTATTTATAAAAAAAACATACAACACAGACACTTTTCTGTTTAAAGAAAAACAAGAATTTAACTACCCTCATAATATTAATACTGGAGTTTTAAAGAAGCATATTGCGATATGTCCATATTCTTATGATGATAGGCGTCAAAGAAATTTTACAGAAATAGACTGGAGAAATACTATTGGTATTTTAGAGGGCAGAAAGCTAAATGGTGTTGTATTAGGTTCTCATTACGGAGATGTTCCTAAACATCCACTACTACTTAATTTAATAAATAAAACCTCGGTTGTAGAATCTTTAGAAATATGTAATAGTTCTTTGGGGTATCTAGGTATAGATTCTTGGTTATCTACTGTTGGTGCTTCAGTTTACCTAAGAAATAAATATATATTACAGATAAAATGTAATAATCCCCATGGCTTTAAGCATAGTTTTGATTATTGGGGATTGAATAAAGATAGTAAACATATTACAGCCTATATAACAAGCGAATAAAGTATTATGGGTACAGTTTTAAAAAAATGGGGTTACGAGTTATGGATAGAGAACAACGACCTCTATTGCGGAAAGCATTTACACGTTTTAAGTAATAAGTGGTGTTCTGTTCATTATCACAAAAATAAGAAAGAAACATTTTATGTTATTTATGGAGAACTTTTACTGCAACACTCTAAAAACTTAGAATTAGAATTTTGGCAATCAGAACTTTTTGATACTATTATATTAAAGAAAGGTCAGTCTTTTACAATAGAGGCTGGGGTGGCTCATAGATTTAGTAGTAATCTAGATTATCCATGTGACTTTATAGAAATTTCTACTCATCATGACGATGACGACTCATATAGGATTATAAACAGCAAATGAATTACTACGTAGATATAGACAACACTATCTGTATTACAATTAATGGGGATTACATAAACAGTAAACCTATTAAGACAAGAATACAACACATAAATAATCTTTTTGAAGCCGGAAATACAATAACATATTGGACTGCTAGAGGTTCTGCTTCTGGTAAAAATTACGAGACACTCACCACCCAACAGCTGGACAAATGGGGGTGTAAAAGACATAAGATTATATTCGGAAAACCTTCTTATGATATTTTTATAGATGATAAAACTATACATCCTGAGGAGTTTTTTGATGAGTAAAAGATATGCCGTTATAGGAGACTCTTGCATTGATAAATATATTTATGGTGTTTGTGAAAGAATATGTCCAGAAGGCCCGGTACCAATAATAAAAGTAGAAAGTTTTAAAGAGTGTTTAGGAATGGCTGGTAACACTCATGCAAACGCTAAAATATTTTGGGAAAATAAGATAGATTTTATATCTAATAATCCTGGCACAATTAGGAAAATTAGATATGTAGACAGCAAAACAAATCAATTGCTATTGAGATGTGATATTAACGATTCTGTAGATAGAGTTAACACAGAGATTAAATTAGACTTTTCTTGTATTATAGTTTCTGATTACTGCAAAGGCTTTCTTTGGGATATAGATGTAGAAAAGTTAGGCAGAGCAGCGCCTCTAACTGTTTTAGATACTAAACGCAAATTAACTAAAAAAATAATCGAAGGCTATAACTTTATTAAACTGAATGAACAAGAATTCTCCAATAATGCAGATATAGTAGATAAAGAAACCATTAAAAAAATAATTATAACAAGAGGAAGCAAAGGTGTTTTATATAATGAACAAGAATTTCTTCCTCCTAAGGTATTGCAGACTTTTGACGTTTCTGGCGCAGGAGATGTTTTCACGACAGCTTTTACTTACGCTATTGATTGCGGCAATCCTATTACAGAAGCAATAGAATATGCTCAAAAATGCTGCAACCAAGTAATAAGAAAAAAGGGAACTTGTGTTTATGAAAAAAATAATATGGACTAATGGCTGTTTTGATATTATTCACCAAGGACACATAGAGTTGTTTAGATATGCTAAATCATTGGGAGATAAACTTATAGTAGGTATAGACGCAGATACAAGAATAAAACAAAGAAAAGGTTTTGATCGACCTATTAACGGTCAAACATATAGATATAAAAAGCTTTTAGAAATTAATGAGATAGATGAAGTTTTTGTTTTTGATTCTGACTCAGAACTAAAAATGCTTATCAAGTCTTTGAGTGTCCAAACTATAGTGGTTGGAGATGACTATAAAGATAAGCAAATTGTAGGATCAGAATGTGTAAAAAATGTTATGCTATTCCCTAAAATTCCTGGATATTCTACTACAGATATCATAAAGAAAAATAAAGCAATATGAAATACTACATAATAGCAAATAACATAGAACTCACACAAGAATCTATAGATAAATTAGAATTAGACGGAGAAAACTTACTAGTTTTATTTAATTATCTATGGCCTCTGAGGTTCCAAGAAGTGCT